TGCGGTGAGGTGCACCAATATTCCGTGAGACCGGTTCGACTCCGGTTCCGTCCACAATAATAATCAAATAATTAATATTATGAAACGTACTCCACTATTAGGAATTTGGGCAATATCGTTTGCATTAACAGTATTGCTTGCAAACGAAATGAATATTGTATTTTGGCTTTCGTTTGCTGTATTTGCATTATGTTCCATATACATGGAAAAGCACCAAAAGAGACTAAAGAGAGAAAAGTGATATAGGTATGCGGTTCGGGAGAATAGCTGTTTTATGTGTGAAAATTCGTGTTTCGATTAAGTCCTGTATCTGACGTGATACAGGCAAACGGGCGTAAAGTGGCAGTGCATGAGATTACCTGCCCAGTTGGTTTATTACTGGTTCGAATCCAGTTACGTCCACAAGTCAATAATTTAAATTTTAATAGTTATGGCAGGAAGAAAAGAAATTAAAGAAAGAGCAGAAATAAAAAAGAAATTGAGAAAAAAAGAAGACTCAATTCGTTACAATTTTAGTGATACATTAGTTATACAACTTCGTAGATGTGTATCTGACTTAAATAGATTGGCTAAAATAGATAGAATAACTGAAAAAGACCAATCACTATATTCAGTGCTAACAAACCGGAAAGCTGGATATATTGATGTAGTAAGAAACTACTAATTTATAATTCATGTAGTAATACACAATAGCTATGAAAACAAAGCTAGAGCTAGATTTATATCAATTAAAAAACATTATGGCTGATATGGTTCAAGTTGGGTACATGAAGGCTATTAAAGTTTATGAACCAACGAAAGATAATATAAGCACAAGAGAGTTGGTTAGATGGTTCAAGGTTCTTGGTATCGATCCTTCATATATAAACAAAATGGAATCAGAAGGATTAATAAAAGGCAAAAGAAAAGGGATAGGTAAAAATTCTCCTGTATGCTATTCCAGATTGGAGATTAAACAAGCTTTGGCTACGATTGATTTAAATAAGTATATCAATGTAAAATAGCTATAAAATTATATTCCATTCATTTATTAATTAACCCAATGCCGACACCCCAGGATGTCGTAGGGTGCGAGTCCCTGTATTTGAGTTTTACATGTTCTATACTATCCTAGTGTCCGTTGGTTCGGTATCTAGGAACAATCTTTTTTGTATATTAAAATTTTCGAAAGCGTCGGTTTGTGAAAATAGACGCTTTATTTTCGATTAACCACTTTAATAATATATATAGTTATGAAAAAAGTAATTGTAAGAGGAGATCGTTCCGGTGTATTTTTCGGAGAGTTAGTAGAAAGAAATGGTAGTGAGGTTAAGCTCGCAAATTGTCGTAGATTGTGGTATTGGGATGGTGCTGCTAGTATATCTCAATTAGCAGTTAATGGTACAACTAACCCACATGAATGCAAATTCACAGTTACGGTTCCAGAGATAGAGATCCTGGATGTGATTGAAATTATCCCGTGTTCGGATGAAGCTGTAAAATCTATTGAAAGTGTACCGGTATGGGCAAGGTAATGGAAGATAGAATAAAGCAGTTTCTAAGTATTGGCTATGGCTATGGCTCTGGCTATGGCGATGGCTCTGGCTCTGGCTCTGGCTCTGGCTATGGCTATGGCGATGGCTCTGGCTATGACTCTGGCGATGGCTATGGCTCTGGCTCTGGCTATGACTCTGGCGATGGCTATGGCTCTGGCTATGGCGATGGCGATGGCGATGGCTCTGGCTCTGGCTCTGGCTCTGGCTATGGCTATGGCATAAAATCCATAAATGGGAATTCTATTTATGTAGTAGATAATATACCTACTATTATCACAAATGTAAAGGGTAATATCGCAAAAGGTTTTATCCTTCAGTCTGATTTATCTCTTACTCCCTGTTTTATAGCAAAAGAGAACAATCAAATTTCTCATGGTAATACTCTACATGAGGCATTTGAATCTTTGCGAGAAAAGCTTTATGATGATAGTACAGAAGAGGAAAGGATTCTTAAGTTTAAAGAGCATTTTTCTGACTTTTCTAGAAAGTATTCTGCTAAAGACTTGTTTATATGGCATCATGTACTCACTGAGAGTTGCAAGGCTGGAAGAGAAGCTTTTTGTAAGGACAAAGGTATAGATGTAGACAATGATAGGTTTACTGTATATGAGTTTATAGAACTGACTAAAAACTCGTATGGCGGTGAGATTATCCGCAAACTATCTTAACTTAATCCCGGTTTGCTTTGATCGGCACTCCGGGAGCAATTTAAACCACTTTAAATAATATAAGATATGAATTTAGAAAACTATGAAGTGCTTCCCGTTGAAGAGCAAGATGTACAAATCGTACAAGTTGATGCCGTAGAAAGAGCAAATGTTGATTCACAAGTAGCAACAGCTAAACGTTATCCACGAGATATAAGACGCAGTATAGACAACTCGGTTGTAATGGCTACTATGAATCAAGAAACAGCTCAATCATGTAGTTACGCCCTTCCCCGTGGCGGAAAACCTATCACCGGCCCGTCCGTTCATCTAGCTAAAATAATTGTCTCTAATTGGGGTAATATGCGTACAGAGGCAAAAGTTGTGCAAATAACAGACAAGCAAGTCATCAGCCGTGGGACATGCTGGGATCTAGAAACTAATGTTGCTTCTGCATTTGAAGTTAGACGTAGTATCATTGGTAAAAACGGACAGCGATTTTCTGACGACATGATTACAGTTACGGGTAACGCTGCAAACTCAATTGCTTATCGTAATGCCGTATTTGCCGTTATTCCTAAAGCTATAACAGATAGAGTGTACTACGCAGCACAAAAATTTATAACCGGTGATTTGTCCGACTATGACAAACTTTTGAAAGTAAGAACAGGGGTGCTGAATAATTTCAAAAACAACTATGGCATAACCGAAGAAGAAGTTGTAAAGATGTGCGGAAAGCAAACGGCAAATCAAATCGGTGCTGATGAAATTTCAATGCTAATGGGAACGATCCAGGCTCTGAAAGACGAAGATACTACAGTTGATGAATTAATGAAACCGATACGTGAAAGCAAAGAAGCAAAGAAAGATGCGATGAAAAAGGCTATATCTACATCCGTAGACGAAACTACTGGTGAAATTTTTAATCAAACTGAACAATGATAGAGCAGGGGTCAAAGGATTGGCTAGTTGCCCGATTGGGAAATTTCACGGGAAGCCGGATAGGTGACCTTATGACAAGCGGAAAGAAAAAAGGGGAGATGTTTGGAAAGACAGCCCTCTCCTATATCTATGAAGTTGCAGCGGAAAGAAATCTCCTTCCTAAATATATCAAGGATGATTTTCTGTTTGAAATATACCAGGAACAGGTAAGTGTCGGCAATAAATTTATTGATTGGGGACACGACAATGAAGATTTTGCTGCGGAACGGTATCAACTTGCTACTAGATGCGAACTGGAAGAATGCGAAAGCATTACTCACCCTACAATACCTTATTTTTCTGCTTCACCAGACCGCATATCAACCATTTGTAGTACAAGGAAAGTGGTTGAGATTAAATGTCCATTGCCTAAGACGTTCATGGAATACATGGCGGAGGTTAAGGATAACGACACACTTAAATCAGTAAACTCTAAGTACTTCTACCAGGTTCAAGCGGAAATGGCTTGTACGGGTTTAGAAAAGGCTGATTTTGTTGTTTTCTGTCCATTCTTGAAGCATAATATTCATATAGTAGAGATAACAAGGGATGAATCTGTTATCGCTGAATTTGAGAAGCGAATTCTGAAGGCTAATGAAATAATTGAAAAAATGGTAGGTAGCTTATGGAAAAAGAAATTAGCGAAATAAACGATTACCTGAACATTACCTGTTCAAATAATCCGGTAGAGATACAGGAAAGGATATCAGTCATAATGGTATACCTGAACCGATCCGGTGAAATGCTTGCGGATGCAAAGAAGCTACTCAGAAAGAAGAAATCCACAGAGATAAGTAATACTATCATCGCAATAGCAAAAGAGCAGTGTTTGTCGGCAAAGGTGCAAAATGCCTTGCTTGACAGCATAGCGGAGGATGAATCGTATTTGGTGGACAGGCTTGACCGGCTTAATGCTGCTTGTACGCATCAATTAGACGCCTTACGCACTTTGTTGAGTTACGAGAAGGAAGCTATGAGATTAAATAAAACGGGATATTAGGAAGTGTTATTCCAAATAACTGCTATTTGGAAGTTTTGAAATAAAAGTTATGCGAAATGCGTAGAACTAAAGTAATCCATGTCTACCTGATCTTCGAAAAGCGGAACTATTATTTCAGTTCGGTAACGGGCATATTTCGCCATTTGTCCGAGGATCAGATAGGAATTAAGCAAAGTACATTATCTCACAATACGGAGAATACTATCGTCACTGGTAGAGCTATAATCCGCAAGAGTGAGCTGTTAAGATAGCTTTGTTAACCTTTTTACCCCAGCCTGTCTGTGAAGATTGGCGGGCGAACATGGGACAAAATGGTCATAGGGCGCTAAGACTAAATGAACGGAAATTCTAAGTGTACATAAGAATGGATGTCATCAAGACCGGTGCTGTTAGTAACTGGTTGAGTAGTTTAAAAATCGTAGGATAACCAATCTACGGACGAAAACGAGAAAGCAGACGATACTTGTGCAGGTTCGACTCCTGCTTGTCCCACATGAAAATAACAATCACCAAACAAGAATACCAGACGATAGTCCGGTGCTTGAAAACGTCAGAAATCCTCATTAGGGGATATAATTTGAGAGATGAAGATATGATTCGTAAAACTAGAAAGAAACTCCAAAGGAGTAAGGAGAAAGGTTGATATGACATTCGAAGAAATGAAAGCCCAGTACTGCGGTAAGAATATCCGCAAGAAGCCAAAACATGAAGAGGATGATTTGCAAAGAGCTTGTGTTTGCTGGTTCGATTTGGAATATCCTCAATATAGGCTAAGGTTGCATCATTCTCCTAATGGCGGTAAACGTAATGCTATTGAAGCTGCAAAGTTTAAGCAAATGGGCGTTCGAGCAGGATTCCCCGATTTGATTCTCCTTATCCCCAACAAGCTCTATCCTTTCTGTGGCATAGAATTAAAGACCAAAACTGGCAGGCAGTCAGAGAACCAGAAAGAGTATCAGAAAGAATTTGAGAGTATCGGTGCTAAATATGTTGTCGTTCGTTCTTTGGAGGAGTTTATAGAAGTTGTGGATGGTTACTTAGCAGAAAAATAAGATTTTCATTTGGTATTTTGAAATTTGGGCGTATCTTTGCGGCATAAAGTTCGCCAAACTTTGATTTAGTTGCATTTCGAAAGTAGATATTTTGTATCTACTTGACAGCTTTTATCGCTAAGATATAGCCGTTAGTTTTCCCTACGGACTGCTTTCGTTATGCGAATTTAGTCGGAGTTTGGCGACTTTTGGGAGGCTAACGGCTTTCCTTTTATACATAACTCAAATTTCATCGTATGCCAAACTCCATGAAATTGAGCAACAATCGAAGTATAGTAAATTGTAGACTCACGTCTGCACACGACACGTGCATCTTATCATTATCCTCTTCAACCGAAGAAATCAAGCGTTATTTCAAAACTATTCTGGCTATTTCCAAAATGGAAATAACCTATCCTGTAAACCTTGATAGTTGCTGGATGCTTGCTTATTCAAGAAAGGACAACGCCACGAAAGAGTTAACCAAAAACTTTATCGAAAACATTGATTATCAAGTTTTCCGCCAAAAAGCGGGAAAATCAAAAGGAAGACCTGCAATAGAATACCGTCTTTCTCTTTCCTGTCTTGAATACTTCATTGCCCGCAAGGTACGCCCTGTATTCGATGTGTATCGTGAAGTATTCCATAAGACAGCCGAAGTACTGCCGAAAGTAGCCAAATCAAGCGCAGCAGACAAACGAAGAATAGCAGTACTTGAAAAAGAGCTTGAACGAACAAGGGAGACTCTCCGCTGGACTAGAATAATCGAGCGACAGGAAGTAGAGCTAAAGTGTTCGTGTTTCCATTATCTCGTTAAAACGAAACAGTACGATAAATGGGAAGAATATAGAAGGACAGGGATAATTAAAAGATAATAGCCATGATTGAAATATTAATCGTGCTTGGTATCCTATATGTGGGCTACCTCATTTTCCGTAAAAAGGGAGAGAAGTTTTTCTATTAAAGTAAAATCTAAAAATTTAATTATATGAAGACAAATCAAATTATGGTTCGCCCGATGGGTGAATTCAAAGTAACACAACGAACTTGTGATGGCTTTTTCAATGCAACGGAATTGCTGAAACAGTGGAATTCACATGTTGATAATCAGCAAATTCTAAATACCCAGAAAAATGGGGTTTTAAAAAAGAAGGATTTGGATGACTATATGAATAATAGTTCAACATCTGATTCTATTGTCTAAAAATTAAATCAATATATTATGAATGAAATTAAAATCTTTCAGAATGAGCAATTCGGTCAGATCAGAATTGTTGTAAATGAAAACAATGAACCTCTTTTCTGTTTATTAGATCTTGTAACTCACTTGGTTTATCCAATAATAGAAAAGTTAAAAGTCAGTTAGACGATGACGTAACTTTGAGTTACCCCATCCTTGATAATTTAGGAAGGGAACAAGAAGCAACATTTGTAACCGAAGCTGGTATGTATACAGTAATATTGAGAAGTGATTCCCCGAAGGCAAAACCTATGCAAAAGTGGGTGACAAACGAAGTTTTGCCCTCAATCCGCAAGCATGGTGCATACATGACAAATGAAACATTGGAAAAGGCTTTAACGTCACCCGATTTTCTTATTCAGCTTGCAACTAATTTGAAAGAAGAAAAGCAAAAGCGTATCGAAGCGGAAAGTAAAATTCAACAAGATGCACCTAAAGTTCTTTTTGCCGATGCGGTCTCGACTTCCCAACGTTCTTGTTTGATAGCTGAATTAGCGAAGATACTACAACAGAATGGTGTGAATATCGGCCAAAATCGCTTGTTCTCATGGATGCGTGATAATGGATATCTCTGTCAGAAAGGACAATATTATAATCAACCTACACAAAAATCTATGGAATTAGGATTGTTTGAAATAAAACAAACAACAATAACCAAGCCAGATGGTTCGGTGTTGGTTACCACCACAACGAAGGTTACGGGAAAAGGACAAATCTATTTTGTGAATAAGTTTTTAGGAAAAGATGCCGCATAAACCAACGAGGCTACTTATCGGCAGCCCTAAAATAACTTTCAATTATGTATAAACATTTATATAACAAGCATGGCACGGAATAGAATGATTAAGCCAAAGTTTTGGGATGATACCAAAATAGGCCGCCTTACAAGGGATGCAAGACTTCTCTATATAGGCCTATGGAATTTCTCTGATGATATAGGAATCGTGATAGGTGATTCTGTTTGGCTAAAGTCTAAAATATTTCCGTATGACCAAATCCAAATTCAACAGTTTGAAAAATGGATGAACGAGCTTGTGATAAACGGATTTATATGTCTGCTTTCCTATAAGGGGGAAAGATTCATATATCTGCCAAATTTCACTCGGCATCAAGTAATCAACAAACCAAATTATGGGGATTTGAACATACCTAAATGCTTAATAGACAGAGTTAAAGAGAATATTCACTTATTAATCACGGAACAATCACGTAATACTACCGTATCATTCACGGAACAATACGTTACTAAAATAGAAGTAGAAAGAGAAGAAGAATATCCCCCTTATAATTCCCCCCAAGGGGAAGTCCCACCCCAGGAAAGCAATGAGAGTGATAAGATAAATTACAATGCTCTTATGGATACGTTCAACAAAATGTTTAGTGGGAAGCTCCCAGAGGTTACTACAATGACTGATAAGCGCAAGAAGGCTATAAGGGCAAGGGCAACCGAGCATGGGAAAGAGGGTATCATGACTGTTTTCAATAATGTTTCTCAATCGGCATTTCTTTTGGGGCATAATAACCAAAACTGGAGATGTGACTTTGATTGGATATTCAGACCGACAAATTTCATTAAAATTTTAGAAGGTAACTACAATGGAACAAGGATTAGTAAAAATCAACAAGATAGCGAGCAGCGAAAACGTGATTCAGTTCTTGCAGTCGCTACAACCGTTCGAGAAGCTGCCGCAAAAAAGAGAAAGGAGCTTGAAGCAGAGGGCATTATTGGACAAATACCCTGATCCGGCACAATTCATTCTTGATTATAACCCGGATTTGCAGTTTAAAATTGTCAGATGCAATGCTACACACGCAGATTTAGCTTTAAATCTTGAAATACCAAGTTTGGGGCTTTTGGCTTCTACTTATGGGGATGAAACGCCTTTAGAGTGGCTTAAAATTCAATTTGGAACGTTGAATGATTTTGCAGAGGTATCTACAAAGATAGCCAAGACTCAACTTGAGGAATTGGCTGCAATATTCCTTTCGGAGTATTATTATATCAATGCTGCTGAAATATGTTTTTTCATAGCTCGTTTTAAATCTGGTAAGTATGGGAGGTTTTATGGAGCCATTGATCCTATGAAGATAACAAGTGCTATGCTTGAATATATATCGGAAAGGAGAAAAGGAATTGATCGGCATGAACGTGAACAATATCGTTTACAGCGTCAAAAAGAAGTTGAAGAACGTGATAACAATAGTATATCTTATGTCGAATACCTTGAACAAGAAAAAAAACTTGTGGAAAGCGGAGATAAGGATGCTATTGAAAGAGCTTCTATCCGTGTTGGAAGTCCTTATATTGCTAAAATGTAATCAAACAATGAGAATACTCCTAAATATCCTCCTTCTCCTAGGAGTTAACATCTTATTTTATCTGGTAGTATACGCAATATCAGACTACTTAATGGATATGATTAATTAAACAACGAATGATATGAATAAAACTCACGGTTCTTTATTTAGCGGCTTTGATGCCCCTAGCGTTGCAGCGTCATGGATGGGCTGGAAAAATGCCTTTCACTGTGAGATAAACTCTTTTTGCAACGAGATACTAAAATATTGGTTTCCTGATTCAGAACATTATGAAGATATTACAAAGACAGACTTTAGTCAATGGAAAGGAAGAATCGATGTCCTCACAGGCGGATTTCCTTGCCAGCCTTTCTCCCTTGCAGGTCAGAGAAAGGGAGCGGATGATAACCGTTACCTCTGGCCAGAAATGTTACGAGCAATACGCGAAATCCGACCCACTTGGGTTATTGGTGAAAACGTTGCTGGAATCCTCACAATGGTTCAGCCCGGCGAGGAGACTGAAATGGGAAGCCAAACCGCTCTTTTCGGAGAAGATAACCGAAAAAGAGTATTGTTACGACAAGAGTATGTCGTCGAAACCATCTGTAAAGACCTTGAACGAGAAGGATATTCTGTCCAACCGTTGCTTATTCCGGCTTGTGCCGTCGGAGCGCCCCACAGAAGAGACAGAGTGTGGTTTGTTGCTCACAGGAATGATGCTCCCCACTCCGACCTCGATAGATGCCGGAACGGGAAGAATAAACAAGAGCCGCTCACCCAATGCAAAGGAACGTCCAACAATTGCTTTAGCAGCAAAGATGGGGTTGTTACCTACTCCTACTGCGAGTTCCCATCACAACGGATGCTGCAAGGAGAGAAAGGACGGTACAAGCAGAAAATCCGAACTGAATCATTACATATCCGCTCAAACTGGGAAAAATTCCCAACTCAATCCCCTGTTTGTCGAGGAAATGATGGGCTTCCCTTTGATGTGGACAACCTTACCATTCCTTTCAAAAAATGGAGACAGGAATCAGTCAAAGGATATGGAAATGCCATAGTTCCGCAGGTGATTCTTGAAATTTTCAAAGCGATAGAAGAATTAGATAATTGATTAAACCTTGCAAGTTCTTGAATGATTATCAAGGATTTGCGTAAAACAATTAAAAAACGAGCCAATAACGGATGGGCCGGTAGGAATCCGGCAATTAAATAGATGTTCACCCATCATGAGGCTTTTAACGAATGAATATGAAAGAATGGATTCAACTTGATAATTTTAGCAAATATGAATTTTGCTTATCTCCTTTATCTGCCAGGTCGAAATTATCTGGAAAAGTATTTGATGGATTTGAATTAGATAAATATAACCGGAAAAAGGTATTTAGCTTTTATTCTGATGACGGAACCCGATTTGTTTCTACAGTTCAAAGAATGGTTTTTTGTGCTCAAAAGGGGATTGATCCTTTTATTTTAAAAGGACATGGTATTCTTACTTCTATTGGGGAAGATGGCGTTGTTTTAACGGATATGCCCGAAATACAAAAGAAATGTCATAAAAAAATATCAGAAGAAGAATTATTAAGGAGATACAGAGAGAGTTTGATGTTTACTTCAATGGTTATTTCTGCTTTTGAAAATGGAAATTTTTCCGATGTTGAAGATTTTTTATTATCTAAAAAGAATTTATTATCTAAATATATTTCGATAAAAAGACATATATCAGATAGAAAGGCAGATCGTATTGTTGAACTAAGCATATCAGAGTGTTTAATATCAATTAAAGATAAGAGATGTGCAGTGTGCTGTCCTGTAAGTTATATGATGGCTATTGCTTCACATATCGGTAATAATCGTAAAAAAGAAATTCAATATAAGGAGAGTTTATATGAATGAGGATAGACAACAGATGTTTAATCAATACTTGACTTACCTGTATGGTTCTACAGGGAAAAGTTATGACTATATCGGTAGATACATTAAGTATGTTAAAGATTTTTTGGAAGATACGCCAAATGTTACTAAAGCGGGTTATAAGAGTTATATAAAAAACAATTCTTGTAAAATAGTAAAGGAACCCTTGATGGCTGATGCTATTCGAGATTTCTTAAACTTTAAAGGGATTGGTTATAGCCGGAAAAGGAAAGAGGTTGTCGTAGATAAACCATTAGATAAATTGAGTGCCATTTCGGATAAAAATAAGAAGCTAATAAACGACTTTATTAGCAATTTGACTCAAGAGGAAGATTATTCTCCACATACATTACGTATCTATTCGGATTCGGTGAAAATTTTTTTTGAATATTGTAATGAGATAACTACGGAGAACTGCCGTCGTTTCATTAAGACTTTAGAAGAGGAAGGTAGGAAACCTTCAACTATCCGTTTACGAATTACCGCCTTGGAAAAGCTAGGTAAGTTTGTAAAAACTCCTATAGTTTTAAAGCGTCCTAAATATTATAAGAATCTTGATACTGACAATGTTCCTACTGAAGAGGAGTATAACAAACTTCTTTCTTATTTATATTCACGTCCTAATAAAGACAGATATTTTTTCATAAAGATATTAGGTACTACTGGTGCAAGAGTTTCTGAATTTGTTCAGTTTACATGGGAAGATATATTGGCTGGAGAAGTAACATTAAAGGGAAAAGGGAATAAATATCGTCGTTTCTTCTTTAGTAAGAATTTGCAGAAAGAAGTGAAAGAATATCTGAAAGAAAATCCTAGAACAGGAATAATCGCAGTTGGTAGGTTTGGTCGTATAAGTACAAGAGGGATAGCTCAATTGATAAAGGAATGGGGCAAAAAATGCGGGATCGATTTAAAGAAAATGCATCCTCATGCTTTCCGCCACTTCTTTGCAAAGATGTTTTTGAAGAAAAATAAGGATGTCATTCAGCTGGCTGATATTCTGGGGCATGGAAGCATTGATACAACGAGAATTTATTTACAGAAAAGTTATGAAGAGCAGAAAAAAGAATTTAATAGAAGCGTTACATGGTAGTGTAGCCCAGCTCAATGAATTGTCGGATATGACTGAAGGCATAGATGTTTATGATGCTGCCGGATATGTTGATACTGAATTTCTTATGGAAGCGCTTTCCTGTGTTAATACTTTCATGGATGCGAGTAATATGATCATTACGAAAATATCCTCACTGTTAGCGCCGGACGCTCCGGTTGATGAAAGGAAGAGCCAGGCTGATGAAGGTAAGAAATGGAATGTGGAAGAGATACTGAAGCATTGTACTCTTGAGGATAGTGTTCTTAAACTTCCGAAAGTACAATTCAATAAGAAATCCTATGCTGAAGCTAAAAAATGGATAGAAGAAGCTGGCGGCTCATGGCAGGGAGGTAAGATACAGGGATTCACATTTCCTTTTAATCCGGAACGTGTGTTCTCCATCTTGAAAGAAGGTAAGCAATGCGATTTGCAAAAAGATTTTCAGTTTTTTGAAACACCTGCTGATATTGCAGACTGGCTGGTAATGCTTGCCGGTGGAATTCATGAAACAGATACCGTACTTGAACCAAGTGCCGGACGCGGTGCTTTGGTAAAAGCGATTCATCGGTCGTGCCCGTCAGTAACAGTTGAATGCTATGAATTGATGCCTGAAAACAGGGAATTCCTTCATACACTTGATAACGTAATATTGCTTGATGAAGATTTTACGAAAGACAGTGTAGGGCATTACACTAAGATTATTGCTAATCCTCCATTTTGCGGTAATCAGGATATTGACCATGTAAGACTTATGTATGAACGCTTGGAAGAAGGTGGAATTCTTGCTGCTATAACTAGTCAGCATTGGAAATTCGCGTCTGAAAAGAAATGTGTTGAGTTCCGGGAATGGTTGGAAAAAGTTCATGGAGAAGTTTTTAAAATCGGAGCCGGTAAATTCAGGGAAAGCGGAACGGCTGTTAGTACTATGGCGGTTGTAATAAAGAAATAATTAAAAACAGAACAGAAATGAAAGAAATAGAACTATATAATGACCATTTCCAGAATTATAAAGTCTATGGCATTCCTAAGGCTCAACTAATTATAGCTGATGTCCCTTACAATTTAGGCAATAGTGCTTATGCTTCTAACCCTTCATGGTATGTGGACGGAGATAACAAGAACGGGGAAAGCGAATTAGCCGGCAAACAATTCTTTGATACCGATAAAGATTTTCGCCCTGCCGAGTTTATGCACTTCTGCTCCCAAATGCTTGTAAAGGAACCCAAGGAAAAAGGCAAGGCGCCTTGCATGATAATATTTTGTGAATTTGAAGACCAGTTCCGGTATATTGAACTGGGTAAAAGATATGGGCTGAATAATTACATCAATCTTGTATTCAGAAAGAACTTTTCAGCGCAAGTCTTGAAAGCCAATATGAAGATAGTCGGCAATTGTGAATATGGATTGTTGCTTTACCGCGATAAACTTCCAAAGTTTAACAACGATGGTCGGATGATCTTCAATTGCTTTGATTGGGTGGTGGACAATGAAACTCCGAAGGTTCATAGCACGCAAAAACCGGTTCCTTTGCTTCGTAGACTGATAGAGATATTCACCGACAAAGGTGATGTCGTTATTGATCCATGTGCCGGAAGCGGTTCTACCTTATTAGCTGCTGCCCAGTTGGGACGCAGGGCATACGGATTTGAGATTAAAAAAAAGTTCTTTGCTGATGCGAATAAATTTGTGTTATCACGTATCCAGCAATCGCTATTTGTGTAATTTAAATAAAAAAGAAATGAAGAATATAGAAAAAAGCCGTACAAGTTTAAAACAAGTACGGCAGTCCAAAAGATTGCAACCATTGCGAGTACTACAATGGTTAAATGTCAAGGAAGTTAGCGTCAAAAAGCGAAATTAATCCGCATTTAGGTCATCTAACGGCAATAACAGGCCATGAATTAATTGGTGGAATGACTCATGTTGCAATCAGAAAATGAAGTATAACGAACTCCGTGAAAAAATGCACGGGAAGAAATATTAATCTAATAAACCATAATATGAAACAGACATTAGAAGCAGCAGCATACGACTATGCTACTAATAAAACAAAGTTTAGAAAAGAGGTTTTAAAGGAGGTTGATCCAGATAACTATGTTAGTCGGAAATCTGATTGTATGGAAGATTTTCAATGTGGTGCAGAATGGCACGCAAAGCAATCCCCGTGGATAAGCACGAAAGAGCGGTTGCCTGAAGATACAAACGAAAAATTAGTAATGCTTGTAGATGGAACAATAAGAATAGCGCATTATGATGAAGATTACAACGAAGATATGGAATATCACTTTTGGTATGACTGCGCTGCAAGTGAGAGTTATCATAGAGATGATGTAATCTATTGGATGCCTATTCCGTCTTTCGATGAAATACTCGAAGCCAACAGAGATGTACTAGAACGGATTAAAGAGAAAGGAGATTAATATGGAAATAACTAAGGTAACAATTAAAAACAAAAAATGATTTAATCATGACTCGCAATCAATTTATTCATTACTCTTATCGGCATAGCGAAATCATTATCTATCACCAAAGGCATCCTGATGTTGATATAGAGTGTATGATGATTGGCGTTGATTTTGACAATGAATTGTTTCACCTTGTTCCAATAGATCAATATTTATATGAAGATAGATCGTATTGGCTTCCTTATACATCGTGCGACAAACAGTTTAAGAAGCCTAAGATGAAAGTAGTAAGGGGTGATAGAACAATAGTAACAAAGTAGTTAAACGAATAACAATGAGTATATTATCAGACGAATGGTGTTGCATGAATTGTGTACACCAAGAAGAATGTTTATTGGACGATCCAGAGTTGAACTTATTAGGATATTGTATGCAATACGAAGACGAAGAATGGGAGGATTAACTATGCCAACAATACTAAAAGAAACTTATCCAACAGCTAAGAAAGAACATGTGTGTGAGTTTTGCGCCTGCAAGATAAAGCTGGGACAAAAGTATGTCCGTCAAACAAATGTTTATGACGGAGTTGTGGATGACTTCATCACACATCAAGAGTGTAAGGAAGTTGCCCGTGAATTGAGAATGTACGATGATTGTGGCGATGAAGGTTTAGACGGCGAATCTTTTCGCGAATATCTAAGTGAATACGTTAATGTCAATCATTACGATGATGAAGTGGATGATATCTGTGCTGATTGGGATTTGCCTTACTATGAGATAGCGAAGAAAGTATTGAAAGAACTTAAAAAAGAATGACAATGAGAAAGTATAGAATATCCATATACGGTTTGTTTGGCCACATATTTGATGTGGAAATGAAAATGTGGTATGGTTGGATCGTGATAAAGAGATTTAAGGCAGATGTAAGCGATGTGAATAGAATGATAGATAATATCATTTATTGCAATATGTTAGCTGAGGAACTTTTGGAAAAATTGAAGGAAGACTAACTATGGATTACTTATTAAAAGTGTTATTTTCAATAGCAATAACAATGATATTTGTACAATTAGGACTAACAATTGCATTACAATGGGATAAAGAATCTAAGAATAACCAAAAGTTAAAAAAGTACGTAGGCAGATTTGGTGCTTTTACATTAGGAGCAATCGGATTGTCCTTTCTTGTGTTAATTCTTAAAGTTATATGGATTGATTAAATTAGCAAATTATGGGATTTACTACACCGTGCTTTATACTAAAAAATACACCGGAATTGCGGAAGAAGTTGGAAAAGTTGGGATATTATTTGCATCCTGAATGTATAGACGATGATAGAGGGAATTATCTATTTGTAAATAGAGAATATTATTTAAATAGACCTTTAGGGTATTTGGAAGAACTATCTCGTTCTATTGATTGCGGAACCAACGAGGAACTTTTCTTGGCTATCGCTTCACTCAGGGATGATACAGACAAGTATCAATGGTTTATAATGGATGTAGAAATATATGTTTATATTCCTAAAGGTACTTGGTTTCAATCTACAGATCGTAACGGAGGAAGGCATGTTGGAACTCAGATAGAATCACTTTATTGTCACAAGGCTACCGTAAAAGAGCTAATCGAACACTTTAAAGAGAAGGAGGTGAATCATGGATAGCGTACAGACACAAACCTTTTCTATCAAAGGAGATAACGATGCTGTGGCATATATTGATTTTTGTGATGGAGATTTGTGTGTCTCTGTTGTGGTAGAGGGCAAGCAGGCAGACTTTCACTTTGAACCTATTACTTTGAAGATGTTTGCCTATGCTTATAAGTTGCATTGTGAAGAATTAAAGAAAGGGAAATGACGATAGTTAAATAACTTAATTTGTATTGATTATGCCACTGTTTATTTGTAGCAAATGTGGTTGTGTTGATAATACAGCCACATCCGATTATTGGGCTGTTGTGCATAAACTCTTCCCCATAGAGTATGATGCAAGTATAAAGGAATTTGAAGGAAAGCCGTTGTGTTCGGAGTGTGGAAAATTGATATTTGACAGCAAGGGAGAGAATCCACGCATGATACCGGGGAAGTGGCACGGGAAATTCCCCAAAAAGCAAGCCACTGATGCTGAAAGGAGAATGGTAGATAGGAATGGTAGGTTTTAAATTAAAACAGTTATGAAACGTGAAATAAAATTCAGAGGAAAGCGAATTGATAACAAAAAATGGGTATATGGATTCCTTGCTGATGAAGACTACATCAACGATATTGATTCAATTGATCTGTCTTCGATAGAAGTAGATATAGATACCGTAGGTCAGTTTACCGGTTTATTCGACAAGAATGGAAAAGAAATCTATGAAGGGGATATAATCAAAGGCTTTGATATTACGATTGAAGTTTGGTATTCGGAAGATAGGGCTTGTTTCATAGCAGAAATGAAAGAGCCTCAAAATCATATGATGGATATTCTTGGTGGTTACGATACTGAAAGAATGGAAATTATTGGCAACATCTACGATAACCCAGATTTAATTAAGGAGGAATAACTATGACCGAAGAACTTGTAACATTAGAGACAGCAAAGATGCTGAGAGAGAAAGTCTTTAATGAGCCATGTATGATTGCTATTAATATTGAAGATAGTAGACAATATGGTACCAATAGAACAAATAGCGGGTTACCAATAAAATTATGTTCCCAACCTACTCAACCCGTTGCCCAAAAATGGCTACGTGAAACCAAGAACCTACATATTTCCATCATTAGAAACGCTTGCGGTTATGGCTATGATATATGCAAGGCTGATAATGGCACTCATATAACCGATGGGATATTTAAAGGTTCTAACGATGGCGGCCAGTGGGAGACCTATGAAGAAGCATTGGAAGTCGGAATACAAGAAGCATTAAAACTAGTGTAGGAGGAATAATCATGAAGAAAATAATGTTCAATGATAAATTTGGCTTAACCCAAGCCGTATTGGAAGGTCGAAAGACTATGACGAGAAGAATAATCAAATGTCCAAGAACTTTTAGGGGAGAATGGGTCGCAGGATTCAATATACACAGACGCTATTCTGACAAAAAGATTGTTGGCTATCCTTACATGTACGATGCAGATGAAAGGGAATTTGATATGGGCGAGATATTGCCGAAATATGAACTTGGAGAAGTTGTTGCCATTGCGCAAAGTTATATGGATGTTGACCGATTTCATAGAAAAGGGAAAAATGCAGCTTACTTAGAATACTTGGATTCTATATTGCCTGAACTGAAATTACATCCCGGTTGGACTAATAAAATGTTTACAAAAGCCGACCTAATGCCCCACCATATCGAAATCACCGGGATCAAGGTTGAACGCCTACAGGATATATCCGATGAAGATTGCTTGAAAGAGGGGATTATTCATGCGTACACTAATAATGATGGAATAAAGATATATCATACCCCTCATACAAAAAGAGGATACTTGTCAACAGATGTAGCTCAACAAGCTTTTGCGTTCTTGATAGATAAAGTTTCCGGCAAAGGTACATGGGAAAGTAATCCATACGTATTTTGTTATGAATTTGTTTTAGTTGACTAAGGGAGGAATAGCCATGAACAGAGGAAGAAACAAATCCATTTGCCGAGAAAGACTATTGAAATTGCAAGAAAATGACATCAATAAACTTATAATAAGTGAAATTGCTGATTTGGCTTACTGTAACGGATATAATACCGTACTCGATGCTGCGGAAAAGGTTTTAAGTAACGAGGATTATTTTAAAATTGTGAAGCAATTGGAAAAGGAGGAATAGCTATGAAATCAAAACAAGTATTATCAATCGAGCAAATGAAGCAGTTGCAGGAGCTTGGAATAGATACGAGTGATGCAAGTATGTATTGGGCGAGAGTGTCGCATGGAATCCGTATTGATGACAAATCAAAAGGTAAATGGTTTTTGAGCTTGCATAAGGCATTTCAAACTTGTGGGTTTATGTCGTATGAATCAATTCCTACCTACACCTTTCAGGACATAATAGAATTACTGCCGAAAGAAATTAATATAGTTACAGATACTTATTATCTTACAATATCCACTTATGATTGTGATGTATGGTCTATATACTATTCAATGTCTGATGAATTTGATTACTATAAAGAGTTTAAATCAGATTTATTAATTGACGCAGCCTACGAGATGCTTTGCTGGTGTATTGAAAACGGATATATTAAAACTAAAGAATAGTTATGAAAGTAAGAGTAAAAGAAACTGGAGAAATTATCAATATTGCTGATTACGCACGTGTCACACTTGATAAGTGTGATAGTTACGGTAATCCTATTGAATTAAGTTTTGATGATGTTGAAATACTTCAAGAAAGGTCTGATAATATTGATTGGGAACAGAGACGTTATGAAATAGCAAAGGAAACAGTTACTGCAATAATGTCAAATGAAGATTTCTATCATCAGGTTTTATGTGAGGGAGCAGAGCATGGTCAAAGACAAATTCAAACTAATATTGCACGTGCCGCAGTTATATTTGCTGATGCTCTTATTGAAGAATTAAAGAAGGAGGAATAGCCATGCCAATAAGCGAAGTAGCAGAATTAATACTTAAAATAGCGTTATTCATCCTCAATGCCACAACCGTTGCCATTGTTGTAATTTTAATAAGCAAATGGCACAGACGCATGGAGGACAAGCTGAATGGCATCAAAAGTTATATTCAGCACGTAACGGATCGCAATGACATCGTATACATCAATCAGCTTGAAGAGATAAAAAGAATACTGATAGAGTCTGAACGTTACGAAGATGCAGCCAAGATAAGCAAGTGTATTGAGGATGAATACAGTAATCTTAAAAGAAAAATAGAAGACAGAGAATAAATAATTGATCCTTTAAAATGATTATGAAGCAAGAGATAAACAGCAACCTATTGGCGGAATGTATGAAGAAGCCATGAAAGTGAAATTCCTGGAAACCAGCGAAGAGATAAAGCTATATGCTTATGCCCTGTATAATGCGGAAATGTGGGGGAAGAGTGTAAAGTAAAAGAGCGTCACCCGAACCACCAGATAGACGCCCTTCCATAATTCATAGTACAAATATACTATTTACTTTTAATAATCGTACTATGTTTTCAGAAATATCAGAGTTAAAATCTATTAGAAAGCAAAAATCCATATTGTCAGAAAGAGAGTCTGAATTATCTGCTCCTATTATGTCAGATCTGGATTATATTCCAACCATATATAAATGGTTTTGTGAAATACAGGACTTTAGGGATTGTCCGGGAAATAAGGATAGCGTTCATATCAGAAAGAAGTTTATATTTATTATTCTTTTCCTTTATGCTCCCAGTGTCTTGGCCGGTGGGAGAATGCCCAAAGGACTTCGGGATAAGATTGCCGAGTCGGTAAATATCAGCGATAAAACATTTATTTCCCACAATATCGAAACTGTGGTTGTTCTCTACAATAATTATAAGGACTTTCGGAAGGATATAGAGTATATTTACACTGGAATTGTATCTCGGTTGAAAGACAATGGTATAATAAGCAAGGTATGATAAAAAGAGAAAATATAGCAATATCTAAAGTGTATCCCAATGATGGTCAAATAGAGGGATTGCCAAAGAACCCCAGGCTTATCAAAGGAGAAAGATTTCGTAAGCTTTGTAAATCAATAAAAGAGCTTCCCGAAATGACAGAGGCAAGGGATATTCTTGTTTACCCGCATAATAATGGATATATTGTAATTGGCGGCAACATGCGTTTACACGCTTATAGGCATTTAGGCTGGAAAGAGGTGCCATGCTGTATTTTACCGGAAAATATGCCGATAGAGAAGCTTCGTCAGATGCTTATTCAAGATAATAATCCATTCGGAGAGACTGACTGGGATATGATTGCCAATGAATGGGATAGCGAGGAGCTCAATGGTTGGGGTTTTGAGGTCTGGAAGGAAGCAGAACAGAAGCCAAAGAGTAGCAAATCGGAGGCTCAGTCAGAAGAAGAAAGTGAAGAGGATATAGAGAAGGTTGATTTTTACGATATGATGCTTGGCGACCGCATATATGACAGCAATAATGATTTTGATATTCCTAATTTAAGATCAGACGAACAGCCAGCAAATGGCCTTGTAATTCCCTTATCCGCCTGGGGAGCTGACACAAGACAGAAAAAAGGAATATCTACCTATCATTTCTATGTGGAAGATTATCGGTTTGAAGCAATATGGAAAGACCCGTCAACAGTTCTTAATAGCGGATGCGAAGCTGTTATAGAACCGAATCTGTCTCTTTTCGACACAACCCCTATTGCCTACGGATTACATCAAATATACAAAAAGAGGTGGATTTCCCGCTATTGGCAGGAATGCGGTGTGAAGGTGTGGGCTGATTTGAATGTGGCAAAGAAGTTTCAAAAATATAACCGTTTGGGAATTCCCGACGGGTATAACGCTTTTGCTACTCGTGGATATGCTGACAGGCAGGAGTATTTAAAGGAAGAAATACAGATTGCCCGTGAAATATCAGGAAAGGATATACCCAATATGATAGTTTACGGTGGTGGAGATAAAATAAAAGATATATGCGTGCAAAACAGCATTATATATGTCGAACAGTTTATGGTCAACAGAGTTAAGAAAGGAGATTGAAATGGCTAAAACAAGCGGAGGTGTTAGAGGACGTGATAGAATCAGAAGCGGAGTAGATGCAAAGAAAGCAATGCACCGCCTAATTAGGACTTACGGGAATGCTAATCGGGATAGAATATATAAAGCAACTAGGACAGTTATGGATAATCTATCGAGAAATACCGGTTATCCAGTTGAAGTATTGATGCTTAATCCAACATTATCAGGTAGTACCTTAAAACGAAGGAGGAAGAAATAATGGCTAAGACATCAGGAGGAATTAGGGGTAGCGCAAAATCCTCTCGTAGAACTGGACCGGGATTTACCGAACCTATCAAGGGACCTACAAAAGCGAGTTCTAATGCAACAGAGATTCAATATGTATTTGTTGACAAGATAACGGGGAATGAATCGAACGGATATATTAGCTCCGATGTAGCAAAAAAGGCTATAAAACAAGCCGAAAGGAGTGACCGTGATGCGGGAATATATGAGCCAGATAATTATTATATCCAACGAATAGAAGTTATGAAAGGAACTAATCGCTCTAACAAGTACAGAGGGTGGTAATTTATAATAATCAAGTAAATAGAAAACGGTTTGTAAACGGTTTGAAATGGCAAATAAGAATATAGCTAAAGATGGAAAGAAAACAAGATTTACGAGCGAAAACCAGCCTCAAAGCAGGGGTCGGAAACCTAAACTATATACTATTGCAAAAAAAGCCTATAATATATCCTATGATGAATGGAAAGAGGTTGTAGTGTATGTTATACAATGTACAAAAAAAGAGGTTGAGGATATTATCGGAAAGGAAGATACTCCGATGTGGGTTATTAATGTTTGCAGAGCTTTATATAAGGATTCCGGTAAAGGGTCTATTGCTACTCTGAAAGAACTTACCGAAAAGCTATGGGGAAAGCCTATGCAAGAAACAAAGCCTGAAGATGCCGATATACCTACCAATATAGACCACGGTATCAGCATTGATTCTTGGATTAAAGACAAAGTGAAATGATCGTACCTCAAGAAATATATTACCCGTTATATGAGGATAAGGAAAAATTTATTATTCTTATCACTGGAGGCCGTGGTAGTGGAAAATCTTTCAACGCTTCCACCTTTATAGAGCGTCTGACCTTTGAAATGACGGAAGCCGAGAAAATAGTTCATCATATTCTCTATACCCGTTATACAATGGTTTCCGCTGGTATGTCTATCATCCCCGAAATGATGGAAAAGATAGAGCTAGACGGTACGACAAAGTATTTCAAGACTACAAAGACGGATATAGTCAATAAAATGACTAATAGTCGTATCATGTTCCGGGGTATCAAGACTTCTTCAGGAAATCAGACGGCAAAACTGAAATCTATTCAGGGTATCACTACTTTCGTCTGCGATGAAGCGGAAGAGTGGACGAATGAAGAAGAGTTCGATAAAATAATGCTCTCTATCCGTAAGAAAGGGATTCAGAACCGGATTATCATCATAATGAACCCATGCGACTCTAATCACTTCATCTATAAAAAGTACATAGAGAAAACTCATAAGCTGGTAGATATTGACGGTGTACAAGTTCAAATATCCACTCATCCGAATGTGCTTCACATTCATACTACCTACCTAGATAACCTGGATAATCTTTCGTCAGAATTTTTAAAAGAAGTACAAGATATGAAGGTTAATGATCCGGATAAATATGCTCACGTGGTTATCGGCCGGTGGGCTGACGTGGCGGAAGGTGCTGTGTTCAAGAAGTGGGGAATTGTTGATGAGTTCCCGATTTGGTGCAAAAAGGTTGCTTTTGGGCAAGATTTCGGGTATACTCATGACCCGTCCGCCTCTATTCGCTGCGGAATTATTGATAATGCTTTGTACTTGGATGAAATAGATTACCGTACCGGGCTTCTTTCCTCTGATATCATTAAAACGCTTCGTCCATGGGGATTGAAGGTTATAGCCGATAGTGCTGATCCACGGTTGATTCAAGAGATACACAATGGAGGGATAAAAATATATCCTGTCGAAAAGGGTTCGGGTTCTATTAACGCAGGTATAGACAAAATGAAGACCATGGAGATTTTTGTAACTAAACGTTCATACAATCTTCAAAAAGAACTACGGAAATATGTGTGGGCTAAAGATAAGGATGGGAACTATATAAATGAACCGGAAGATCATGATAACCATGCCATCGATGCAGCTCGTTATTATGTATTGGGTGAGCTTCTTGGTAAAATTCAGAAACCCAAGGATTATTCGGGGATTTTTGGACGTTAAAAATATATCAATATGACATTAGAAGAGATTTTATCATTAGAAGATGTAGATCAGAAGATCGAATATTTGAAGAAAGGACGTAAAACGGAGGAACCCAATACCGGTGAAAACTGGAAGGATTGGAACGCTGATTTGCATGAAATCATTGTGGATAAAGAAAAATACCCGGACATCGAAGTTGTTGAAGAGAAGGAAAGGGAAGAATGGAATGATAGTACCGGTAAAAGCACTACTATCCCAGCTAAAAAACGTACAGAACCGTGTAACCGTATATCTATTCCGTTGGAGCAAGATATAACCAATATTCAAACAGCGTTTACAGTAGGGGTTGAGCCTAAGATGGATTGCGCTCCGTCAAATGAGGATGAAAATGGGTTATTTTATGCTATTCAACAAGTATTGAAGAAGAATAAAATAAAATACCAGAATAAACGTATCGTTCGTTCTTGGCTTTCTGAACAGGAATGTGCCGAATACTGGTATGCAGTCAAAGATGATTCGTTCTGGACTAAATTCTGGAATAAAATACAGAGGGCTTTCGGAGGAAGTGTAAGACCGAAAAATAAGCTCCGCAGCGTAATATGGTCTCCGTTCAGGGGAGATAAACTTTACCCTTTCTTTGATGATGCCGGAGATTTGGTTGCTTTCTCACGTGAATATAAAAAGAAAGATCTGGACGATGTAGAAATAGTATGCTTTCAAACTGTTACTGCTACCCATGTTTACCAGTGGGAAAATACGAATGGGTGGGAAGCGGTAGAAGAGAAGTCTTTCAGGCACGGGTTCAAAAAGCTACCTGTTTTATATGGTTATCGTCCGGAGACTTATTGCCATAAGATAAAGACCATACGGGTACGCATTGAGAAGATATTATCAAGTTATGCCGATTGTATAGACTACCACTTCTTCCCGTATTTAATGCTCTTTGGGGATGTGTCAGGCTTTACAGGAAAGAAACGAAACAGGATCATACAATTGACCGGAGATAAGGCGAACGCTCAATATCTGACCTGGAATCAGGTTCCTGATACGGTTAAATTGGAACTTGAAGGGCTTACTAACAGGGCGTACGATCTGACGAATACTCCACGTATATCACCGCAAGAGTTGAAAGGTCTTGGAAATGCCATTTCAGGGAAAGCGTTTAGGTATATTTTTATGGGTGCTCACATGGCAGTATCTAATCATGCGGAAGTGATTGGAGAGTTCTTTCAACGGAGGGTAAACTTCCTGGTATCAGCTTTGGCGGATATTAACCCTTCTGAATTTGACAAGGCTTCCCAGACTATTGATATTGACGTGGATTTGGTTCCGTACATGATTGATGATATTGACGAACGAGTAGCAACGGCAGTTAGTGCAATAGAAGGTAAAGTATGGTCCCGGAGAGAGGGAATTTTGTTTGCCGGTAATGCCGAAAGGGTGGATGAAGTCCTGAAAGAGATTGAGGAGGAAGAAAAGAGTGAGGTTTCTATATCTTCTGAATCAGTCAAAAAGAACAGAAATGAGAGTGTGTAGTCAGAAAAAATACGGGGGCTATACAAAAAGTGTAGGAAATATAGAATAAAATAGTGAGTTGCTATAAGTTTACTAGTGCATAAGTCGGTTTTAGTCCCAAAAGACAAATAAACCACAATTCGCTTATTGTGGTTTTCCAGAAGTGAAAATTTTAGGCTTATAATTGGATATGAAATAAATTTGTGCATAGAAAATAATACGGCTATCCTCACGGCTGAAAGATATAACGCCATCGGTGAGAAGTGAGGAGCTTGCCTTTGGCGCTTTTTTTATATGCCAAGCGTGGCAGGTTCAGCAGGTCGGTAAGGCGTGAAGAGGTTCGAATCCTCGCTTGCTACAAAGTCGGACAAATTAAAATCCCCAAAAGCGGAAGTGTCCGAGCCGCTAATGGGGATAGTATTAACTATTTAATAATGCAAATCTATGAAAAAGAAAGCAGAAATTAAAAAGTATGATGCTAATATTTTAGAAAATATTGGTAGAGATGGAGATTTATTATCTTTAACTGATCTTTGGAAAATTGCAGGTAGTCCACAAGGTAAAGAACCTGCTCAATGGTTAAGACAAGAAGTAACTCAACAGTTGATTGAAACTGTAAGCGGTATTTTAAATGTGTGTCAGAACCATATTATAAAGTCAAAGCGCGGGAAATCAGGAGGTTCGTATGCGCACAGACAAATATCACTTGCTTATGCTAAGTATTTAGACCCTGCACTCCACGTATTGGTCAATGAAGTTTTCTTTCAGCATATCGAAGAAGAAAAGAATCCAGACCTAATAGGCCAACGATACATAAAAGCGTATGAAAAGAGAGGAAAGTCTGCTGATTGGACTGCTGAACGCCTAAAATCTATCGGAACCAGGAATATGTTCACAAGAACATTGGCGGCTCATGGCGTATCCGGGGATGGATTTCGTAATTGTACCAATGCCATATATGAACCTCTTTATGGAGGAACTACTAATGTGATCCGGGCAAAGAAAGGGCTTTCTAAAAATCAAAGCATACGTGATAACATGAGTAAGGTTGAGCTTGCAGCAGTCGGTCTAATTGAAGCTCTCGCTTCTGACGAAATAGAAAGAAAAGATATTCAGGGAAATGCGGATTGTGAGATAACTAGCAGAAGATCTTCACGTACTGTCGCAAATGCACTGATTGAACACAAAAAGTATATTATTTGATTTGTCCGGAAATAAAGAAAGGGCAGCCCTAAGCTACCCTTTCCCGCTGATTGGCGTCAACTAATGTGCCGGAACCGAAGCCCCTGACTTACCCTTTATTTATAAACTCTTGTAACACCCTGTTTGTCTCGACTGCGAGTGCGGACATTAGAAAGCCGTCTTTGCACATCTCACGTACTTGCCCGAATATCCGCTTTAAATTGGCTTCCATACTTTCTTTGGGGTTGTATATCACTTCTTCCTTTCCGTAAGGTATTAACCCTCCGTAGATACTTCCGTGTTTATTGCGACCGCTAGCGAGCGTTTGTTGCAATGATTGGTTGAACTCCTTGATTTGCTTTTTGACGATGCGTTCTGCGTACTTGGTGCAACGCTCGGATCGGAGTTTCTCTTCCATTTCGTTGAAGGCGTTGATGTAGGCTTCCTTGAACTGGGCGGCTACCTTTCCGGTGAAACCCATGGCGAGGAAGGTGAAGCCGTCACGGGTCATGTAGTACATGGGGTAGACCTTGCTTACATTACCATTTTTCTTTGTGTAGTCAGATAAGCCAAAATTGGCTTGTCTGAAATTTATGCTACATTCTAACTGATTTATAGCCCTTAAGACTTTACCATGTTCTTTGTGGAAGTAATCCGCAACCACCAAAGAAGAGGTCACGGCTTGACCGTTTTTCGCTTCTACCAAATCAATCCTATCGGTAGACCATAATTCCAAACTTCTTGTTTCCATAATGATTTTATTTATTATTTAATGTGTTGATACTATCGTGTCGCTCTTGCTTAGCACATGAAAAACTTGTCGTTATCATCACCGAACATCTTATATCCGGCAAACAGGCTTAAAATGATGATTGTTATTTCTATCATAATCGTATATTTAATGGTTAATCTCCTACGTAATGTGCGCCCATGTAACCTCTGCTACTAGGATTATAGATTTCCCCCGAGAAGTTATATCTTACCACCTCTGCCGGTCTACTGTTTTTAAGAGAATCTAGTCTCTTTTCCTCTTCAGCTTTGCGTTTTGCGTCCGCTTCCTGTCTGGCTACGTCCAATTTGGCAAGTCTCCAAGTTGATTTTAGGACCTCGCCGAAGGTTTTACCTTGCTTCTTACCTACATACTTGTAGGTTCTATGTGCGGTGCGCATTATTTCTGATAAGTTGTAGCGTTTCATATATATATAATTCTATTATTTCACGTATGTGTTATTAATCACGATGCAAATATAACACATGTGTGAATATTAAGCAAGAAAAAGAAAGATTATTTTTCATGTATATGTGAATTTTATCGTATTTCTTTCCACATATACATTAAATTATATATATTTGCCTCAAAATTTAAATATAACGTTTATGTTAAGAGTAAAAGAAATAGCAAAAGAAAAAGGATTGACTATGGCAGACGTAGCTAAAAGAATGAATATGTCTCAATCAGGATTATCTATGGCATTAAATCGAAACTTGACATTGGATGTGTTGAGTAGAATAGCTGATGCATTAGAAGTAGAGATACCAGACTTATTTGAACGTAAAAAAGAGGAAGAAAACACTATAATCTGCCCAAAATGCGGTTCTAAGTTTAAATTAATCGAGTAAAATTTGCTTTTTTGTGTGTTTGTATGTTATTTTGTTGCATTGTATAACTAAAACACACAAAGTTATGGAAGGAATTGCACTATTTGTATCTATTGTAATCATCGTGTTCGGTGTATTGCAAATTATTCTATTTTTCAAGTTATGGGGAATGACTAATGATGTGAAGAAGATAAAATCATCTTTTCCTATGTCAATAGCTGGGGTATCTCCAGCGAAAATCGAATTTGCCATAGGGAATAAAGAGAAGGCAAAAGAAATGGTAAAAAGGGAGTTCATTTCAGATGTGTATAAAATATACAAAGAAGCGTATGAATACGCCCAAGATCAACATAAGATAAAATTTTATAATCAAGATTATCTAAAGCTGTCCTTAGAATACGAGAATAGGTTTAGCAATTCTAAAGAATATATAGACTTTACCATGTTTGATACATTTGACAAAGCTAACGATTTCTTTAAATAGTTATTTACTTCGCTAAATGGCGGGCTTTTTATTTTCCAAAAGTTAAATATCTCATATTGCATTGAAATATCTTCCTAAAAGCTTGTTTAATTACCAAATGGTTATTATCTTTGTGGTGTCATAAGAATCGCGATCTTTATATGACTGATGAAGAAGAGCTAAAGGCTCGGATTGAAGCTGCGGAGCAAGACCTAAGCTTCTTTTCCCTCCATTGGGATGCAATAAGGGAAACTGATTGGATTTCAGAGGAGGAGCTTGAAGAAGGAATCAATGATGCGCTAGACGATTTGATTGATGCCAAAAACAAGCTGAAAGAAAAAGGTAGTCCCCCATAAGGGGCTACCATTTTCTCTTTAATTTATAAAAAATAATGCGTATGAATGCAAAGGAAGAACTTAAAAAGTGGAAAGATGATTTTGCAAAGGCTAAGACCGAACAAGCAAAATTGGAGCACAAGAAGCGTTTTAATGCGTATGTAAACTCTTTGTCACCTTCCGATAAAAAGGAGTTCTTGAATGAGTTTAAAAAAGGTGCAGAACAGGCTATAGATGAAGCAAAAAAACTGGCTAAAATTGCAAAAAGAAAAGAAAAACTAGATAAAGTTTTGGATTTTGCTTCAATGTCTTATATAGCAGAACATTATTTTGGTAAGTCTCGCCAATGGTTATATCAGCGGATAAACGGGAATCTGATAAATGGCAAGCCTGCTGATTTTACCCAAGAAGAACTTAAAACCTTATCATTTGCGTTATCTGAACTTGGGGATGTTATGAAGGATACTTCTTTGTGTATAATGAGATGATCGTGTACGAACTGGATTTCTCGGAGTCAACATTGTAACTCATTCCCGCCCCTCTTGCGAAGGGCGGTTTTTGTTTCTAAAAAGTTAAAACCGTTAAAAACCAATAACAGATATAGTTAATTGTTCAATCAATCAATCAATCTTGATTTGTATTATTTATATTTGCGACATCAAAGCAATGTATCTTTGATACGTTACGAACAAAGATAGCAGTAGTACTGTTATTTTATAAAAAACAAAGGAGAATTGAATATGAAACCCTCATCTTACACACAAGAGGTATTTGTTATAGAAAATCCCTCAAAAGCACTATTGGACTTTGTAAATAAGTTGAGAGATAGAAAAATGTCTCAACAGGAGAAATTACGCAATAAAAAGAACTGTACCATTAAAATCAACGTATAATCTTCCCTGAATGGATATTTCCGTTTCTATCAATTCTAAATCAGAAGATGAGTATCGGATAATATTATCTCCATTTAATTTGGATATAATCCCGTGTGAGGTGCGGGAAATATTTGGAGATAGTATTGAAATTGCAGATGTCACACTTGAGAGAGTAAAAGGTGATAATCCCACTGATATTGGAGTACTTCTAAAAATATCAAATGTTATAGGTGAAATTTTCAATGATAATGAGAACTTGATATTATATTTCTACTGTGATGACATACACGACATTTTAAGAAGGGATAAAGGAGTAACTCCACAAAAATTCAGAAGCAATTTGTTCTCAAGAATGTTTGATAAATATATGTTGTCAAATGGAATTACCGATATAATAAACACACCTATTGAGATTAAGGCAGACAGACATATTTATATCCATTTGATATCAAGAAGTATTCATTTAGAATATGTAAAAGCCATAAAAGATGTCATAATGGATATGGAATCAAAATAGAAGCGGACTAACCTCCGCTTTTCTTTTGCCGTTTTATCTTATAAAATACCCCTTTCTGGCCTAAAAATCCAATGTATAACAACTAATTTCCCACAATTGCTCAATTGTGGTTTATCCCTCATATAATAATTTTATAGCTTTCTTCTTTGAGTGTAACTTTATGCTGTTGAAAATCAAAACTAATTCATACAGTATGAAAGGAAAAATCTTAGTAGCGCTAAAAACGAAGTATAAAACCTTTGGGTTTGGTGATAAAGCGTTTGACGGGGTGGCTGACTACTTGTCTAAAACCGTAACTGAAGAAAGTCAAATAGAAACTGCTATTAGTGGGGTCGAAGGACTTCTGAAGGCTTTTCAAGGAGACATTGATACTGTTAGAAACGAAAAATCGGGTCTACAAAAACAATTGGACGAATTGAAAAATAAAATCGAGAATCCCAATCCTAACCCAAAACCGAAGCCGGAAGAAGAGAAAGATGATATAGCGACCATCATTGCGAACGCAGTTAATGCAGCCGTTAAACCTCTTTCTGATAAGCTTACTCAATTTGAAACAGAGAAGGCACAAGCCACTCGTCAAGAGCAAATCATAGGTAAAGCGAAGGAGTATGGTATTCCCGAAAACCTTGTTCCTATGTTGAATATTCCCGAAGATGTAAACTTGGATAACTATTTCAAGGATGCAAAGCAGACGTTTGCCAACGCAGGATTTCAAGATGTGAAAACTCCCGAATCGGGAAGCAATGAGCAAAACAATTCAAATGACATTGCCGCCCTGATAAACAAGGGAACTGAAGAAATTAAAAACTCTAAACAGGATTAATTATGCCAGCAGGTTTTAAGTATGATTTAAATCCGATTGAGAGACAAATGCCGGAAATGTGCCGTTTTGAAACGGTTTATAGATATTCCGGTGGTTTCAATCTGGATATTTCGAATTTGACAGGGGTTGCGCAGATCCCGCCTCTTACCCCTTTGGTTCTTGATTTTGTGAAACGAACGGCAAAAGCTGTTTTGAACGTTGAAGTAGCCGAGAAGATCACTGCCGGTTCTACTTCGTTGAAGATCAAGAAAAATTCTCTTGCGTACGTCGGTATGCATATTGGTAATGGTACAAATGGTGGTACAATTGAAGCTATCGACAAAAGTAATGCGGAATATGATACCGTTACTCTGGCCGCTTCGCCAACGCTTGCCGCAGAAAAGGATGCGGTATTGTTTGAAGCTACTGCCGCAGCCGGTAAAACGGCAAAAGCAACAGCAACAGCTTTAAATTATGCATGGACTAAAGTAGAAGCGGGTGCAACTGTTACCGCTATAGGCCAAGCGTACGAGATCAGACCGACAAGACTCATTGTTCCTATCTCCGATAAGGATAAGGAGACTTTGGGTGACAGATTCATGTTCACTTATTAAAGAAAGGAGGAACTATGTATTTGACTATTCAAACATTACTGAATGATCCGGGAGTGGTGAAAGCGGTTATCGACCGTGTGCAGGCTCTAAGACTGGATCAAATCTTTTGGAAAAAGCACCTCGATTTTGAGGAAACGAAATCCCGTGTGTTCAAAACATATTTGGGAACAGTAACGGGTGTTGTTGCCGGTTCTGTAATTGACCGTAACTCTAACAAGCCGTTAAGAGAGCGTAAATCTTTGGGTTCTGGATATGGCGAAGTTGCCTATATGGGGGATAGATACCAGATGGACAACGATAGACTCGATATGCTTCAAGAACTAATCAATAAGTTCAATCAGGCGAAGACACCAGATCAACGGGCTGCACTGGACGATATTATCAACTATATTGTAGATGATATGCGTCAGGTATTGCTTGCTCCACACAAACGTATGGATATTGTGGACGGTGATCTTCGTTCTGATGGTAAAGCATCGGTAAAGGTAGACGATAATCCGCAAGGAATTGAATTGCTTGAAATGGAACTTCCGGTTCATCGTATCACTCCGCAAGTTTCAGACAAACTGAATTTTGTTCGTTATCTTATGGAGAAAACCGTTGAATTACGTACTAATTTCGGCATGTTCGTTTCTATGGAAATGTCCCGAAAGACTTTTATCAAAAGCATTATTGGATCAAAGGACTTCGGAGAATTCTACAAACAAAGCTTTGATTCTAAAGAAGTCCAACTGTCTGCCGGGCTTATGTCTAGTGAGATGGCGACCACTATCTTTAGAGGATTGGGCTTGCCGCCTATCGTAATCAACGAAGATTTGGTAGAATTGTCAGACGGCACTTTCAAACAGGTATTTAAAGACAACCGTATTTCTTTGTTTACCACTCCTAAACAGGGAAAGATGCGCTGGCATACTCCGTATGAAATTACCGATCCAGTTCCGGGAAAGACTTACACCCGTTCAGAAGGTGGTATGTATATTTCCAACATACGTACGGATGAAGGCAGGTTCATGGAATATGGAGCCGAATGGATCCCGGAATTTACATCTCCCAATAAGATTGTAATTTTTGACCTGGATACGATGAATGCGTAAGTATGATAATTAGTGACTACATAAAGCAAAAGTTTCAGTCATTCGGCATATCATTGTCGGAGGCTGACTTGGTAGAGATGAATCTTTCTTCTGGGGTTGATCCAGACGGGGAAATGACTGAAGACAATTTACAGTCTATCTCTGTTGCGATTGCAAGATTTATTCCCTCCTTATTGCTTAGAGCTACTTCTAAATCGGTATCAGAAAACGGTCATTCAAAGTCTCTTTCTTGGGATATTTCCGGGATAAAGTCATACTATTCTTTTTTATGCAATAAGTATGGACTGAAAGATGAACTGAATACAGATAAACCTAAAGTAACATTTTGGTGATATGCTAGAAGAACATCCGCATAAATTGCAATTACAGGTTATTACTCCGGAAGAGAATGACGAGTATAACCGACCAATACCGGAAACCGGTGGAGAGTATTGGCAGGATGTAACAGATTGCTTCTGCCATGACAACTCCCAACAGAAAGAAGTTTCTGTCAATGGTGAACGCTGGGTATATAATTACCATGTGGTTTATGAGGGTAAAAAGATTATTTTAGGATCTCATATCAGATGTCTGGACACCGAAGGGAATATTGTAGGAGAGGGAGATGTGAAGAAGAATGCCGAATGCTATTCGGAGGAATTTAAGGGTAGATGTGATATTTGGGTATGATTGTAACGACTGACATATACAAGATTCTGTGTGATAAGTTAAAAGGCTTTTTAATAAAAGACGTTTACGACAGCTGGAATGCTATTAAAAAAAGTGTAAAAAACGAATTAATAGTGATTGTTGTAAGAGATCTTTTGGAGCCAGAAACTTATTGGGAGGTATGTTATCCTCATGTTAACATCTGCGTTCCATATTTGGCCAGTGGTAAGACCAATACGGTACGATTAAATGAGTTGGAAAGAGCTGCAAAACTGTTTTTTATAGGAGAAAGTGGGATGTTTGATAGTACTCAATATCATTGGGAAATAGACCGGATAGGAATAGAAGAAGATGCGAAGCTTGAATGTAGTTACGTAAATGTGGTTTTAAAGTTTAAGGTATTAAATGTAAAAATGTAAATGATATGGCAGAAAATATACAAATATCAGCAGTTGATATAAAAAGATTATGGTATGCCGATGAAGATGCAGTATCAGCGGATTTGACGGGTACAGCGTTATATGCTTTGGTAAAAGCAAACGGGTCTGCTACCGAAATAAAAAATGTGCATCAAGACACGTGGACTATCGAAGAAGGAGAGCCTACACAAGATTCTTACAAAAATCAGCTGACAGGTTCAACTTACCGTATGGGAGGAAAAACAATGGGAGATGTGGCCTTTAACTTCACGATTGGACGCTATGATTATGCGACTAAAAAAGAGTTGATGGGCGGTGAAGTTATTAATACCGATAAAGGATGGAAGCGTGCTCGTGGTATTGTGGAAGTGAAAAAATGTTTGATTGCACTAACACAAGACGATCAGTATTGTGTTCTTCCTTATGCAAATATAGTAGCTCGTGAAGCTAACACTGATGGAGCGGTTGGTATTGCAGTCGTAGCAACAATGTTAGAACCTTTAAATGAGGCTGTTATGCCAGAATATTGGTTTGATGCGAGTGAAGTAAAAGAAGGGGGATGAAGATCTGAAAATGTAACGCTTGCTTCTGCTGAATCGCTTTCCCTAAATCGTTATTCAACTAGATCAAGGCGGGTGAACGCTGAAACTAATGCAAACTATGGCTCTTCAGGAGAAGTTGGAGCGCAATCGTCGGAGACATTATCTATATTATAAAGTGGTGAGGGGTGAGGATTTGTGTTTCTCGCCCCTTTTAATAAAATAGTTATGAACAAAGGGGCAAAAGTTATATCACAATCAATTATTGGGAATGATTTTAGGACGATTATTGTAAATAAGAAAGGGTATACAATATATCCTCCAACTATACATAATTTGTCAAATGCTATATCGTACTTATGTGATGTACGAGAGGGAGAAACATTAAGAGAAATCCTCCTTTCTCTAGCAGATTTAAAATACTACGCCCATGCTCTTTCATGGTTTATTAACGGTGATGATAGTCTTTTTGAAGAACTTTCTAAAGGTACTTATGAAGAGTGTGTAAACGGCGTGGAAGAAGCGATCTCAATGATTGATGTATCGGTTTTTCAGAAAGCTGTCGGCTTAGCGAAGAACGTAAGTATGCTGGCAGCGACACCGAAATAGCCGGTAATGAAACGCTATTAGGACAAATTGCGTCGTTCATGGAAAATTTGCATTTGTCTTATAAAGAAGTTGTGTATGAAATACCGTATAGAAATCTGGTTTTAATGCAACGTGATAAAATACATCAAGTATTTGGAGATAAAATAAAGAAAGTGAAAGGTAAAGATATGGCATCACGGAGGCGTCAAAATAAGTAAGTATGGAATTCATAGGGGATGATAGCGGGTTGAGCGAACTTCAAAAACAAATAGAGGACGCTTTCTTTTCTAAGTTAGTAGAAATAGGAAAAGACGCCATACGTTACGCCCAGAAAAACGGAGAATACCAAAATCATACATTTAATTTACGTAATGCTCCTGGTTTCTGTGTGGTAAGAGATGGACGTATAGTAGCTATTGAAGTGGGAGATGACGGGAGGCATCCCGAAGCTGTGAGAAATACGGAAAATATGTTGATATACTCGGAAAAGCCACGAGACGGATTATATTTAGCTGACGGAATGCCTTATGCCTCTTTTGTAGAATCAAAAGGATATGATGTGTTGACGGCAGCAAGAAAATACGCAATAAGGCAAGTCCAAAAGAAAATATATAAATAAATATGGCAGGGATATTTGTAAATGTAGACAGTGACATTCAGAAACTTCAAAAATTGAAGCAAGAAATCGAGAATGTAAAGAAGTCATTGAAAAGTATCAATGTAAAAGTCGATATTGATATAGCGCAAGGTTTGGAGGCACAATTAAAGAACCTCACAACTCAATATGATGTCTTAGCCGCTAAGGTAGGAGAGACGGAGGCTAAGATGACAGCGTCTGCAAATAAAATTATTGATGCTTCGAATAAGATTATTCAGGCACAGGACAAAATGTCGCAGGCAGCAAAGGGGATTAATGCTTCTTCTTCTAGTACCAATTCTTCTACTAATACATCGGAAACAACTTCTATTCAGGCGCAGGTTAAGGCGTATGAAGAACTTAAAGCTGAAATCGGTGATGTTCTCGGTACGAGAGGGCAAAACATAAAAAGATTAATAGAAGAGCAAAATGCGATCCGGCTACTTAACGCAGAAATAAAAAAGATCACTAAATCACAGGGAGAATCTTCTAGCCTTTCATCTGCTCAACAAAGGAGACTGGAACAATTAAATAACTCTTTGCTTACTCATAAAACAGCACTTGCTGAAGTAAGACAGAGTTTGAGTGCTAATGCTAAGTTAGACAACGCTGCAGCTACTTCTATGGATGCTCTTTCTCAATCTTTAGGTAGGATGAGAGCTGCCTATAGAACATTGACAGAAAGTGAGCGAACATCTCCATTTGGGAAAGAACTATTAGTTTCTATTCAACAAGCAGATGCAAAAATAAAAGAGCTAGATGCAACGATTGGGAATCATCAAAGAAATGTCGGTAATTATGCAAGTGGATGGAATGGACTAAATATGTCCATTCAACAAATAGGTCGCGAGCTTCCTTCTTTGGCTGTTGGGTGGAGCACTTTCTTTTTGGCTATTTCTAATAACTTGCCAATTCTTGCCGATGAAATAAAGAGGGCTAGGATTCAATTTGAAGCTTTGAAAAAGAGCGGGCAAGCTGCTACACCTGTTTGGAAACAGGTTGTTTCTTCCATAGTTAGTTGGCAGACCGCTTTAACTGTGGGAATCACTCTTTTAACGTTGTATGGAGATAAACTTGTAAAATGGATTAGTAGTTTAGGAAAAGCCGAAAAAGCTATCAAGGATTTATATACAGCTCAACGAGATTTATATAATGTAACATCTACAGGAATAGAACAAAGTTCAAAAGAAATTACTAAACTTAACAGTTTATATAAGATTGCAACAGATGTAACTAAATCTACAAAAGAAAGAAATAATGCAGTAAAAGAGCTGAAAAGATCTTATCCAGAGCATTTGAAAAATCTATCAGATGAATCTATAAAAAACGGTGAAGTTTCCAAATCGATAAAAGAACAGACAAACCAAATTATAGCAAATGCCAAAGCAACAGCAGCAGCCGATCAAATCGCAAGGAATTGGTATAAATCATTTCAAGCTGGAGTATCTAAAAATATCTCATATATCACAAAACAGAGATTAGAACAAGAATTAGCAGCAAAAGAAGCCACAGTCCAACAACTCTCCCAAATGAGAGCCAGACCGGAAAGTTATGCCGGATTAGCTAAAGAAATTGAGGGAATTAAGGACCGAATAAAAGAAACTGATAAAGAAATTGCAAAACAAGAAAATCTACAAGATTCTTATCAAAAATCGTCTAAAGCTCTTGAGAAGTTAGTAACAGTTGCTGGTTTGGGTGGAAAGTATGAAGATCCGGACAAAAATTACAACTCCATTTTAGACCAGCAAAAGAAAATAGCCGATCTTTTGGATAAGCAGGCTCTTGAAAGAAGACGTAAAGAAGAGGATTTGGAAAATCAGGCTATACAGTCCCGTATTGATACCATGACAGAAGGAGAAGCTAAAATCCGTGCACAGCGTGAATTGGATAACAAGAAGGAAATACAGGACTTAGAACGCCAAAGAGAAGATTATATCCGGACGGAAATCGAATATCAGAAGAAGTTGTTTGATGTCCAAGAGGAATTAAATGCCAAGAAAAGCAAGGATTACAAGAAAAAGACATTTGATCCTTCTACGGTAAAGGTTGATACATCTAAGTTCAACGAGTTAATATCAAACGAATTGATAAAACAATCTATTGCCCCCTATAAGGAGGAGGCGAAGGCCTGGAATGAATATCTTGTTGAATATGGCAATTTCCAACAGAAGAAAGTGGCTATAAATGCAGAATACAACCAAAAGATAGTAGAAGCTACAACCAAAGGTGAAAAAGAGTCCCTAAAAAAAGAGCGGGATAGTAAACTGAAAGAAGTAACCTTTGATGAACTAAAGAAGTCTATCAATTTTGCCGATATCTTCGGGGACTTGGATACACAGTCTACTGAAACTCTCACCAAAATGCGTGATAAGCTGAAAGAGATTATTGATAAGTCGGCAAAAGATTTAAAACCAACTGATTTAAAAGCCCTCCAAGAAGCATTTAGTAATATTGATTTGAAGATTGTAGAAAGAAATCCTTTCGGAGAACTTAAGCAAGGCATTGAAGGCTATAAAAGCGCTACTGAAGCCGTAATAAAGGCGCAAGAGGATTTGAATACTGTACAAGAGGGTGGAGAAGTTATTATCGGACAATATACTGATAAAACCGGAAAGGTAGTAACTAAACTACTAACGCAAGAGCAGGCAGAGAGAAATCTGTCAGATGCGCAGAAAGGGCGTCTTGAATCGCAAGGCAAATTGACAAAAGCGGTTAATAGTATAGGACAACAAGGGCAACAGTTGGTAAACGCCGGTAATAACTTAGTTGATATGCTTACAAATCTAGGTGTTGAGGTCCCCGAATCTATTTCCGGTGCTCTTTCCGGATTAGGGCAAATCATGAGCGGACTTGAAAGCATTGATTTAACAAAGCCATTCAGTATAATTTCATCAACTACGGGGATTCTTGCCGGTATAACTAAAACTATATCCAGTTTCTTTGGGGGGCCGGACGGTACCGCTTATTATGAAGGAGTAAAGGAACAGCTTGAAGCAATAAATGAGGTCTATGATCGTATTATTGACAAAAGCAAGGAAGATATAGTTTTCGGCGGTGGATTTGCATCTGTTCAAGCAGCTACACAAGCCATGGATAATTACGAGAAGAAAGTAATCAATCTCCAAAAGATTGCCGCAGCTTCAGGGCGTGCCGGTGCAAGTTGGAAGTCTCATAGTGCGGAATGGCATTCTAACAAAAATGTTGGTGCAATAGGTGGTTTTGAGCAGATGAGCGACATATTAGGTAAATCAATAAGCTCCATGACAGACTTGTATAGTTTGTCAGGAGATGAATTGTTCCTCATTCAGTCCCAAATGCCGGAAGCATGGAATTTAATTGATGCCAGAATTCGTGAAAACCTGGATAGCATCGTAGCCTGTAAAGATGAAGCGAATGAACTGAGGGATGCTCTTAATCAAGCCATGACAGGGGTTGATTTTGATTCCTTCTACAATGGGTTTATTGATCAGTTATCCGATATGGATACTTCTTTTGAAGATATGTGTGATAACTTTGAGGATTATCTTCGTAAGTCAATCATGGCTGGGTTAGTCGCTAGTCAGTATCAAGGCCGTATAAATGCTCTTTATGAGCAATGGAGCGATACAGCGAGAAGTGATAGTAAAATTACCAAAAACGAAGCAGACCTTCTCAAAGAACAGTATCAACAGATTGTAGAAGATATGATGCATGATCGAGAAGAAATGTTTAAAACATTTGGGTGGGATACTTCTGCTACTTCTCAGGAATCGTCGAAGAAAGGCTTTGCAACTGCTTCTCAGGATTCAATAGACGAACTTAACGGACGTTTCACTGCTTTGCAAATTGCCGGAGAAGAGATTAAGAATCAGAACCAGCTTCAAACGATGTCTATTCTTGAATTGAGAGCTGATATGCTGCCTATTATTACCAATACTACAGGGATAAAGGATATTGCTAGTGAGACACGGGATTTGTTAAGGCTGTCTTATGAAGAGTTGACAGGTATTCATGATGATACAACAAGCATGAACAAGTCATTGAAGAATATTGAGACAGATATTGCAGAAGTTAAACGTAATACATCAAAATTATAATCTATGGTTGACTTATTAATTAACAATAAAGACGCTTTTGCGACGTGGGGCGTGAGAATGGGAGACGGGTTCATTGAAGCTATCTACTCTCCGCTTCCAATGAAAGAAATTATAGAGAATAAGTCTCGTTTACAGGACGGGAAGAAAATAATTATAGCCAATCGGAAGATTGATGAACGGGATCTAACGCTAACCTTTACCCTACAAGGGAATTCCCCAACTGATTACATAGCTAAGTATAAAGCATTTCTGAATGAGATAACAAAGGGGGAATTTACTGTCAAGATCCCAGCGTTAGGCGAAGAAGTATATCATTTGTATTATATTAGGTCCGCTTCTTTTGGAATCAATACAATAAGGACGTTTTCAAAGATCTCAGTAAAGCTAAACGAGCCGAATCCGGGTAATAGAGAGTAAAATTGCCACAATAGGCAAATTGTGGTTTATAGGGTTGCCGGATTTTATGTTTTGAGATTTTTATCTCCGAACTTTGGTGTGTTATGGAATTAGTAGACATCAAAGACATATCCGGCAACATTCGCTTTTCGACTCCTATCAATGAGGGTTCGAAAAGACACTTCCTTTTGATGCAGGAAGATTATGTAACTCTAAAGTTTTCCCTTGCCAGTCCTATCTATTTCAAGTTAGGGGACTACATAGACAATGAGTTGGGAATATTTGAAGTAGTAGACCTGTATAAACCTACCTACAATACAACCACAGGTGCATACGACTATGAGCTTCGGCTTGATGCCTACTACTGGAAATGGAAGAACAAGAAATTTTTCTACACACCTGAAACAACCGGCCGTGAGGCTGGGTGGAATCTCACAGCCACTTTAGATGTTCACCTGAATATATTTCTTGATAACTTGAAATATCTTGGCTATAAATTCAGGGATAAGGACTTCATTTGGGAAATTGATGATACGGTAGAAAATTCCGCTAAATTAGTCACATATGACAATGTAAATCTAATAGATGCGCTCACACAAATGGCGGAAGCGTGGGGATGTGAATGGTGGATAGAGAATCATAAGATTTGTTTCGGGCGTTGTGAATACAGTTCCCCTGTTGATTTCAAAGCTGGTGACTTGACGGACACAGAGAATGTGAATGTCAATAATATGACACGCAGCGATAGTCAGACAACTTATGCTACCCGTATCTACGCTTTCGGTTCTACACGAAACATCCCTGCTACTTACCGGAAAGATTTGATATTTGATGTTAAGAAGGTTAATGGGAGAGATATATCCGATACCTCAAGACCGTTAAACATAAGGTTCTTTCCTTCCGTTTCTCATGCTGGAATATCTCCTATCAGTATGAATATATTTGAAGAGGGCGAAATGGTGGGAGCACAGGAAGAATATAAGGTTATGACGGATGTATTTACTTCTTCCATGCCTGCTAGTGAGTACCATATCTCATTCAATTCAATGTTACTATACTTTAGCACCCGATTCACGTCAAACATTGAAAATTTTAAGGCTAAATTATCATTAGTCTATTATGTAGGAGAGGTGGAGAAAGTACTGGATATTCAGGAGAAAGCTTTCAATGATTCAGTTTCAAGTTTTACTATTAGTTTTAGTGACACTGATTTCTTTCTTCCTGAAAAGGCTAATAATTGTAAGTTTTTGTTTACATTTAGCTTTTCTCTGAATCATCCAGAGAAAACGGTAGTATATACAATTGGAAGGAATGGAGAAAATAATGTTAAGCTTGAATGTTTGTCCGCATCGGCGAACACTTCTGTAACTTTCCTGTCCGGAGCAAATTCAGGGAGGACTTTTTCAGCCGTTTATAATCCTGACTTGCTAACAGGTGAGGACGCCAATGTCATACGTCTGCCGGAAGGGGTAACAGCTTCTATGGGTAACCAATATATTATCAACAATATCATTAAGGGTAAAATTCCTGATAACTATTTCAGTAAAGATGATAAAGAACTTACTCTGAACGGTGTCGTTCAAAATCGTCTTATGTTACCAAAAGATGTTCCTTATATAGATGCTTATAGGTATAGTTCAACAGGCGAGCGTATCGATATCGGAGATTCGCGTTATGACAATCCGAATAATGTCGAAATGCCGGAAGAAGAAGCTATTGAAGAAATTGTTATATTAGAGGATGAATATCCTAAATATATCGGTTCCGTATCCAGTATCACCAGTGATGAAAAGGAGGAGGAAGACAATGACGGCAATAAGACAGGAAACAAGTACCTTATTTACACATTTAAGGACAATGGACTAAAAAACTTTACGAAAGATTTTGTGTTGAATGGTCAAGAACCCCATTTAATTTTCCAGACAGGTAAACTGGCCGGCCTTGATTTTGTTATCTCTCTAAAAGAGAGCGGTAATAGCGGAACTACATTCGAGATAACACGAAATGATGATTATGGCCGGTATCTTCCGGATGATATCCTTTATCCTGTTGTATCTGACACTTATATTCTTTACGGATTTGATACAGCGTTTATTTCAGAGCAGATGTTACCAGAAGCGGAACAGAATCTACTCAAAAAGGCAAAGGAATACGTAAAGAAATCCATGATTGACCCGTCTACCTACGATTGCGAGATGAACGCTGATTTCATCTGCAATGAGGGCAATATTCGTACATACGAAGTTGGGGCTAAAGTCAACCTGATAAATAAGGCTTATTTCCCGGAAGGACGACAATCCCGTATCATAGGTTTTGAATGGCCGCTGGATATTCCTTACGATCACCCGATCTATACAGTCGGTGAAACAGCTCCATATTCGCGTATAGGTGAGATAGAGAGTAAACTGGAGTCACTCACATATAAAGGGCAAACCTATTCAGGCTCTGCATCCGGAGGAGGTGGAACAAGCGTGTATGTGATTGGAGAAAATGACAATACTCTTCCTTCTGATAAAAATGTATTCTCCGCAAAGAGAGTTCTTCAGGAAATAATTAGTTATTCTATTAGTAAAACAAAGAATGACAGAGCTTTAGGATTAATATCATTTTTGAAAGGCATTATAGTGAAGGAAGGTATTATAACAGATGATGTTACTGCAACAGAGGTGTCTGCCAATATCCTAGAGGTATTTGACAAACTTACAGCCAATAATGCAGCAATTGCAGGAAATATATCTTCTCTAGATTATGCCGAGAACCTCCTAGGCTGGCTGATTACTCCCGAAGGCCATATTGACGCAAAGTCTTTGCGGCTGCGTGATTTCTTGGAAGTACCGGAGTTGCGGTATAACCGTGTGTCTATTGTATCCGGTGAAGAATGGAATGCTCCCGGCGGTGGTATCATTGAATCAGTGGATGCAGCGAACAAGACCGTTCATTTAAAGCTGGAACCCGGGGAGGTATCACAAGTAGAGGTTGATGATATCTGTAAGGGAGTATTCAATAACGATACCGGTTTCCAAACTGCGTATTTTCGGATTACAGAAAAGATAGATAACTCTTCTTTTAAATACGTCCTCCGTAGTGGATATACTTTCAATCCTTGTAAGGCGATGCATTTTGTCGCATACGGTAATTTCACTAACGCTGAGCGCCAGAAGTCATGTTACTCTACACAGAATTATATCCGCTTCCTTAAGGGTGTTAATAACTGGGAAATAACGAAGGACATGATAGCCATGCAGTTAGGCGACTTATCTAACCTGAAGCTGTTTGGCATTGATATGTCCGGTCATAGCGCATATCTCAATAGAGTCTATATGACTGGAACTATCAGGCAGATATCCAGTGACGGTGTGACTGAGGTTCCCGTTCCGGCATTCAAGGGTGAATGGAAGTCTGGTACGTATTGGTACTACGATGAAGTGACTCATAACGGCAGTACATGGATATGTATTGAGTCTACTACTACGCAGGAACCGTCAGATTCTTCTACGGACTGGTTGAAGTATACTTCCAAAGGAGAACAGGGAGCACAAGGGCCAGCCGGTCCTGAAGGCCCTCAAGGGCCGCAGGGAGAGCGTGGGCCACAGGGATTACAAGGCCTGCAAGGGCCAGCCGGACAGAATGGAATACCCGGCAAAGATGGAGAAAATGGATTAACATCATATTTTCATATTAAATATTCTCCCGTCCAGAACCCTACAGCTTCTCAAATGACAGAAACGCCAGATGTGTTCATCGGTACTTATGTAGACTTTACTAAGGAGGATAGTAATGATCCCTCCAAGTATACATGGTCCAGATTTGAAGGATTACAGGGTGCAACAGGTGAACAAGGGATTCCCGGTGTTAATGGCGAAGATGGAAAGACTTCATACTTGCATATTAAGTATTCAAATGACGGCCAAACGTTTACAGACAATAATGGGGAAGCTTCAGGGGAATGGATTGGGCAGTATACCGACTTTGAGAAAAATGACAGTAATGTATTCTCTGATTACAAATGGTCTAAAATCAAGGGCGAATCAGGAAAGGACGGTAAAGGTGTACAGAGCGTTGATGTTCTTTATTATCTTTCCAGTTCTTCAACCTCCCTTTCCGGTGGTTCATGGTCTACGAACTCACCAACTTGGGTAGATGGGAAATACATTTGGAGTAAAACCAAAGTGGTCTATACAGACGGTTCGTCTATTGAAACCAATCCGGCTTGTATCACCGGGGGTAAAGGTAGTACTGGAGATAATGGTAGGGGAGTATCAAGCATTGTCGAAGAGTATTATCTATCTACTTCTTCTAATTCCTTGGTTGGTGGCTCTTGGAGTACAACACCTCCGACATGGGAAAATGGGAAATATATCTGGACTAGGTCAGTAATAACATATACAGATAGCGCATCAACGACAACCGATCCGATATGTGTTACGGGTGGTAAGGGGGCTACGGGAATTGGCGTTAAGAGTGTTTCCGAGCAATACTATTTGTCTACATCATATAGCACCACTACGGGTGGTTCATGGTCTACTACTGTTCCGGCATGGAAGGACGGTAAATATATCTGGACACGTTCCATTATAACTTATACAGACAATTCTTATACGGAAACTAACCCCGTATGTGTGACAGGCGGAAAGGGGCCTAGCGGGAACGATGGCGTAGGGATAAGTGCTGTTGATGTCTTATACTACCTTTCGACTTCTTCCAGTTCCTTAGTTGGTGGTTCTTGGTCTAGCACTTCTCCCACGTGGCAAAACGGCAAATACTTATGGTCTAAGACCAAGGTCACTTATACGGACAATTCTACATGGGAAAGCGATCCGGTTTGTATTACTGGAAGCCAAGGAAAGACTGGATTACCCGGTGCAATGCTCCGCCCGCGTGGAGTATGGGCACCAAATACTGAGTATTATCATAATGATGCATTTATAGATACTGTAATCTATAACGGCCAGAACAAACTCTGTAAGATTACTCATACATCTACTTCTTCTTTCGATTCAACGAAGTGGGAAGAATTCAGTGAATTTGTGAACGTAGCTACCAACGTCCTTTTGGCTCAGAACGCAACTATTGATGTGCTCGGTACTTCGGGGATATTTGTGGGTAATTTGGAGAAGACAGAGGGTTGGTTAATGACGGAGGGGGCAATCAAGCATAATGTTACAGGTGTTGAGCTGACATCTGACGGTAAAATATCTCTTCCTGAAACCGGTGGAATGACCGTAGGCGGAAAGACATTCATAGAAGCTGGGAAGATAAAGACGGAGTTTATTGATGTTGACACTCTTGAAGTAAAAAATTTAAAGGGAGCAACGGGTACTTTTAAAGAATTGCAAGGTATTGATAATGCAGGCATTATACAAGGCAAGATTTCTTTTAATACAGAAAGCTATGGAGACAGTGTTTCATCTTCGCTTAATATTGATTTTTTAAGAACTTGGATTTCTGGGGATTTATATCAACAAGGGTATAATTCTGTGGAAGGTCGCTCATGGAGATTTTACACATCTGATTTGTGGTGCAGAGGGGAATTCGGGCATAGGGTAATGACTACAATTAAAGTTTATGCTAATAATGATTGGAATTTTTATGTTCACATCTATGGTCATGGATCAGATAATAATGTAGATAGATATCCTCAATCGGGACAACCTATAGATTGCATTGTTATGGAAGGAAATGGAAATTATGTTTTGCGTATTTGCGATTCTGCAACGTTCAAAAAAATAACGGTCGTTAATAGTTCTGATTATCCTAAAAGAGTGGTATATAATCAGCCTAATTCTCTAACTTATACTATTGAACCTTGGAAGTACGCAATATTTGTGACAGCTGATATTGCTAAGACTTCCCCACCATATTACGTTAATAACCTGTTTCTTGATAGATAATTGTAACAATGAAAATAGATTTTAGAAAAATTGAACTAGTGGATCTCGAAGGGAATAAGAGTACCATCGATGTATCTAAATCATTTGGAAATGCGATTTTTCAAAATACAGGTGATCTTGGAGAATTTAATCTTGCACAAGATATACACCGAGAAGGAGAAGTTGATATATCGCCTGAACAAGCGGAATCTCTAAAAAAGTATACACAGCTATTTACTCGTGTAATTGATCGAATGGCTGTCAACGAAGCACTTTCAAAAGTAAATCAATAACTTAAAAAAACAGATAAACCTATGATTCTACTAGTATTAATGTCATTCATCCTCATCGCTGGGTATGTCTTCGCGATGATAAAGAAGGGTAAAGAAATCCCTTATTCAATTAGTGATACCTACTACGCCCTGACGCATAAGTTTTGGTTTACTCTTTGCATGGTCGGTTCCGGCGCATTGCTTCTTCCGGCTGCATTGGAAGCCAGTTCCGAGAACAGCCAGTTTCTTGTATTCCTTTCGGTTGTCGGGATGATTGTATTGGGTGTGTCTCCCAATTTTAAAGGAAGCCAGAAAACCGCCCACTGTATCGGTGCCGCCATGTCCTTAATCTTCTCCCAAATATGGGTAGGTTGTAATGCCTGGTATTGGCTCTTCTTATGGGTGGGACTTATTGCATATTTGGCTATTTCGATAAGTGAGAACTGGACGGGTAACTTCATTGTGACTCTTGTCAAAAGGAAGCCGATGTTCTGGATTGAGATAGTTTCGTTGTTAACTGTTTATCTGACTTGCTTGATATGAAGAAGAATACAAAAGAAGATATACAGGTATGGACCGCAGTAGGAATGTTGTTTGCAGGAGTCGGACTATCCGTTGCGGGTTTTGTTGTAGAGCCGTTAGGACAGATCCATGATAGCGTATTATGGTTTTTTGCTCAATGTCTGATATATGCTGGTAGTATATTTGGTATTGGCATCTATGTTAACGGTAAGTTTAACAGTTTAGTTGATAGACTGAATAATAAAGAAACAAAGAATGATGAGCTGGATAAGGGAAAGTAACCGTATGAAGCACTTGCTCTACGCTATTCCGGCAGGTATACTTCTGACGATCTTGTTTGTCGCAGGGCTGGCTGCCGGCATGGAATTTAAAGACCGCGCATACGGGAATAAATGGGATTGGCTTGATATTGCTGCTACATTAATAGGAGGAGTTATTGGTCAGGTGATCCAGGTTGTAGTATTAATATTGATTTTATAGGAGGAAAGATATATGGGAAAGTATTTCACGATAGCCGAAATGGTAAAGAGTGAAACGGCAGATAGGTGCGGCATTGACAATCGTCTGCCAAAATCATTAATATGTAATGTGAATGGTTTGATAGACAATGTTCTTGATCCTCTCCGTGAAGCCTATGGTAAGCCTGTTACTGTAACGAGTGGGTATCGTTGTGAGGTCTTGAATAAGGCCGTAGGAGGAAGTAAGACCAGTGAACATATGAAAGGAATGGCTGCTGATATAGTTGGTACCCCGAACACAAAAGAGGAAAACAAAAGGCTGTTCAATCTCATACAGGAGCTTGACCTTCCTTTTACACAGCTAATAGACGAGAAGAATTTCTCATGGGTCCACGTTAGCTATGATAGCTGTAACGTGAAAAAGCAGGTTTTAAAATTATAAATTATAGGAGGAACAGTCATGGCAGATTTACAATTTACTAAAATAGAAAATTTGGATCTTTACGCAGCAGAGGTAGTAGTTAACAGCAATTTCAATATTCATCTTGACCGTGCTTCCGGTTCGGGGATCAGAATCTATCAGAAGACAGGCGATGAAATAGAGACAATGGATGATAGAACGGCCGATGCCCGAGGTTTTGATCCCGTGCTTCTTCCGGGGTATATACAAGATGATTCCGGTAAGGTGTTTGATTATGATTTTGACGCCCTGGTTTATCCGAAGGTGATTCGCATCGAAAGCTATACCGAGGTAACAAGTGGAATATTAACCGAATCCGGCAATGAAACTTAACAAGTTGTCATTAAATACAATAGGGTTGAACCGTATCGGCTTGAATCGAATCGGTTCAACTTCCGTTGGTTCTTCCGCTACCGACCGTCCCTACATCTCTCCCGATGTATTGTCTTCCTTGGCAGGTGTATGGATAGCTGACGGCAAGAGCAATACTGATCCCGACCGCAATATCATCAAGAACAAACTTCCTGGCAGGGGAGGTGATTTTGAGATACTTAATGCTGCGTATGAGGGTATGTCAGGTTGTAATGGTTATCCAGTAGTGTTCGGTGATAATAAGACTTGGGAACATCTTTCAGGTACAGCAAATTATACTTCTGATACTACTAGTACTACGATTCATATAACTCATGTCAGACTTGCAAATAGAGGTCTGTTATATAGTTATGTGAAAGAAAATGGAGTGCTAACTAATATAAAAGAAATACCCGCTTTTAGAGTTACTGTTAAAGGTCTTGAAGGAAATAGTAAATTTGTTTACAAATATTTAGCTACGAAAGATGCAACAAGGGAAACATCAATATTTTTAAGTAATGGTACTCATAAATTAGCTAAATCGTTTGTTCCAACAGACGCATTATTAGATTCAACTACTAATGTTTGGATAGGAATGTTTATTAGTCCTATATCAGAGGAAGTTACAGAATTCGATTGTGATATAACTATTGAAGTTCTTCCAGAATATGAAGGCGCCTTTGTTACTGACGGAGTCGACGACATGATTGTCAGTCAGAATCCTGTATCCGAGATGCTGGGCGGAAGCAATGAGTTAACGGTGGTGTCCATGATGTGTCAAATTAGTGATACATCCGATCCTGTTAATAGAAATAACTGGTTATTTACCCCTACTTCTTATTTGGAATCTAAGATAGAAAAAGGGAAACCCGGGAAAACTGGAATATACGGCTATACTTCAACCGATATAAGAAACGGTCAGATATCTAATGTAAACACCATACTGGGAGATAAAAATGATTATATAGCTAACAGTTTGTTAGAGTCTACGGGATTAGATTATTTTTCTGTTGAAGGATTTAATAATCAAGGGATATGGTACACTTCCTCTGTTGCCTGGTACTGGACTTTCATCGCCAAACGAGTATTGACCACTGACGAAATTAATCAAGTAATCGCCTACTTCAACTTGGACAAGTATGTTAAACCTGATATTTACTATGATGTCAAGAAGCAAGGTCTTACTAATGATAATCATACACAGTTTGGTGATAAGTTGATTGATTATAGTGGTAATAGCCGAGACTTGCAGTTGTTCAATATTGGTTGGAATCCGGGAAGTGGGATTGGTAAATATGTTACTAATTTTGGTATTTGGTCAAAAGATGCCGAATCTAAAATAAGCTATAATAGTTATAGTTTTACCGTTAATGGTAGTTTAAAAAGAACTTGGTTAATGTGGTATGTAACTGAATTACCTAGTTTTAAGATAAAAGTATCTGGTATTAATTCTAATGGTTATGTAGACTATGGGTATTACGACAATGGTTCATTAAAAAACTTTCGATTAGATAAGGACGGAATACATACATTACCGCCCTCAGGAGCGAGTAGTAATGGTCACGGGTTTAAAGTTAATGACACTAGCTTAGATTGGACAGGATTAGTTATTGAGCAAATTCCCGACTTCGCAGGTGCTCTTTGCTTTGACGGAGTAGATGACTATGGTCAGTTTGTAGGTGACTTGGGATTGAAGGATTACACTGTGGTTATTGATAGAGCATATCCAATAGTAAGTACTCCTCAGTTTACAGCTACAAGTGATGCTGCTGGTGAAAATGCTAATACTCCCTTCTTAGTAGAACATAGAAGCGTTAACGCAAATGAATCTACCTATTCCTATCTAGCTAATACTGCTATATCTATCAATAAGGAAAGAGAGATTTGTTATCAGTCAACATATCAGTATAAAGATACAGTTATTAATAAAGGTTCTTCTACTAGTTTAGGCACAGGATTAACAATCGCTAGGTATGGTATCAATAACGGTTATTCCGCTTTAGCGCTGTATTCCTTTATGCTTTTTCATTACTCTATGAGTAAATTCTTAATCGAGCGCCAGCTAAAGAAGCACAAACTAGGCACTCTGTATCCGGGCATGGTGGAGTTTAGACCAATAGTGAAGAGCAACATCCCTTATTCGTCGATATCCTACTCGGTTAATCCGGGGGAATACGTTGCTGAGGGTAGTACGGTCACTATCACCATAACATTGTCAAATTCCTCTGATAAGCTGGTCGGTATATCATCTAACGCCATTAGCGACATATCCATATCTGGAGACAACGGTATCTATGAAGTAACCGGAAAGATCACCAAGTCTCCACAGAAGATCAACATAGTTATCTCCAGCTACTTGACAATGTTAGACAACGAGACTTTAATTTCAAATGAAACATTAATTAAAAACGAATAAGTTATGGAAAAGATATTTGACATAGCAAAGGACTCCGAACAAAAGTGGGGAGTCATTGCGCAAGGGATAGATGGGAACTTTGAGGAAATATTTTCAAAGGTAGATAAAATTACTGGTATTGAAGCCCAAGCAATCGACTTGAATTTGTATGATTATCGGAGTGGATTAATTACAAGTAGTGATTTAGTTTTCAGAACTAATGGAAATTATGGATTGACAAAGCACAAGGTTATCCCTGTTGTGGCAGGAAGAAATCTGATGATTACACCGATAGATACGGCTCATGGAGCCTCCGTGTTGCCTGTAAAAGATTGCGATTTCGTATCCGGTTCAATTGTTAATGCTTGTGACGGATATACAAGCATTGAGACTCACTACTTTCCATTTGAGATAGTATTACCTTCTGATTGTAATTACCTATATGTCTATTGCGCTAATTCATCTGGAGTAAGCTATGAACCTACCAATATTGAATACAAATCAGAATTTGGATTAATAAATGGCAAGGTTGATAAACAGCAAGGAATAAACAACGCAGGGAAATTTCTCAGAGTTGGACTAGATGGGCTTGTGACTCTTGACGAAGATATTCAATCCGAAGATATTAAAACTTGCATTCGTAGAAAAGTAAGTAAAAAATTATATCTTGGCGATAACCTTATCAGTTCAATTGTTGGCAATGGAGATAACTGGCAATACACAGAAGGGGTTTATACGCATGCTATAGGCAATACAGATACTCTTATTTTTGATCATGCTACTATTGAGGGTGAAAAATATGTAGCAATATTCAATTATTCTAAAGTCGGCACATACGAAAAGGATGTTTGTGTTAGTATCGGTGAGGGGGGATTATGTGATATCTATAATGGAACGTTAGGTAAATTCTATGTTGGTATGATATCGGACGGTGGTAGTCTTAAAATTACCGCATCATCAGCATATGATGGAAGTGTGTATGGAGTGGAACTTCGTAAAATTGTTTCTGAGGATGAGGCATCAATAGAGGTAGAACTTGATTCTGATAGTAATAAGCACTACGAAAATGTTGAAGGAGGCACAATGACAGATAACATTACAGGCTGGTGGAACATTGCAATAGGTGCAACCGATGCCCTTGCAAAGAACCAGAATGGATCCCGCAACATTGCAATAGGTCAGAGATCGTTAAGTTCCTTAAAATATGGAGCAAGGAATATCGGTATAGGAACATTCCCCCTAACGCGCCTAATTGAGGGAGATAGAAATATAGCAATAGGTTCTGATGCGGCGTGGTATATACCAAAAGGAGAGGATAATGTAGCAAAGGCTGCATTGGGAGAGGTTAGAGGGCAAGGAGAACGCAATGTCGCAATTGGGACAAATGCGTTAGGGCAGACAAATAGCAATGATTTCGTCGATAACGTAGCTATAGGGCATAGAACATTAAGTGGTGGTTCTGCACATTTTGCTAAATCAAAATGTGTTGCTGTCGGGGCATCTGCAGGTGTGCGTAATAACACTAAATGTGTCGCTGTCGGGGCTAATGCTGCATTGTATATAGAAGGTGAAGGAAATGTTGCTATAGGAATGGATGCAATGAACAATTATGATGTCGACGGTAAGAATAATATCTGTATAGGACATTTAGCTAAACTGCATTCTAAGAGCACTCCGGCAGTGATAGAAAATTCTATTGCCATAGGGTACAATGTTAAAACATCCGATAGTAATCAGATCATAATAGGTTCATCTTCTCATACAGTAGTTGAGATAGCAGGTAAGAGAATTATCTTCAACGAGGATGGGAGTGTTACTTGGGAGCAAGTATAATTAGTCTGATAGTAATTCAATAGTAAAGTTTATGAAATACACTGTATTCCCAACAATTGACTTGCAAGAGGTCCCTCAGGATGAGATAAACAAGCGTAACCTTGTTCCTCGCAAGAGTGTAAATGAGAGTGAAACCTTGATGAAATGCCAGCACTATGCTGCGTTATTTCCTCATAAGATGATTAGGACTATTGCTGATGACGGAACGGAAGAGTTGTCTTTCCCTTATCCTACCTATGAGGGCGAGGATTTAAATGTATTGTTGTCTAGTCCGGCTTGGACGAGCAAGGAGATCCTATGAAGTCCCTCCCTTGGATATTAGTCTGCCTGCTTATAGGTGTTCTCGTGTGGATGCGTTGTAATCCGCACGAGCCGTCATCGGTTTATATTAAGGGAGATACCGTACATATCCGGGACACAGTAAGAGACACAATCCCTAAGCCGGTAAAAGAAAATATGAAACGTACCGATACGGTATATCTACCTATTCTGATAGATACAACGACTGACAGAATCGTAGAAGGAGATTCTATTCCGGCACTGATACCGATAACAAGCAAGGAGTATAAGACCGATGATTACCGGGCGGTAGTCAGTGGATATAATCCCAGCCTTGATTTTATGGAGGTGTACAGAGACAAGGAAATTATTACTCTTTCACCTTTACAGAAGAAGAAACGCTGGGGATTGGGCTTGCAGGCAGGATATAGTTATCCGGGAGGTTGGTACTTCGGTGCCGGAGTTAGTTATAACTTGTTTATGTGGTAAATTACCGGAACTACTATCTTCACAGACCGTTTCCGGTATGAAAAGTTTAAGTTTTACTTACATAACAATTTCCAATGGAAAAATGTTTTAAAAGAAAGGAGGCTAAAATGATACATTAATTAATACTAAGCACTAAGTTTATCCGGTAAGTAGAAGGCCGGTTATCATAACAAATGTAGCTCTTTTGGGGGTAGAGTAAAAAGAACCCCCGACACATTAAAGTTGACGCCAATCAATACTTTAATACACCAAAGCATACATCGGTTGTGTCAGGGGGTATAATATCCTTAACATTCCGAAGTATGCTTTTGTTCTTTTGGTGTATGTACTGATTGGCAAGGGCAAAAGTACAACAAAAAAATTAATTACCATGTGTAAGTCAGAGATTTTTGCCGAAATATTGAACCTTGTAGGAAAAGAAACTGAAGTTTCCACAGAATTAATCCTTTCATCAAGTAAAGTGACTGAAGTTGTTGATGCCCGCTCCATTGTAGTGTTCTTCCTTACTGAATTCGGTCTGTACCCTGAACAGATCGCCACTTTGCTTCACAAAACATCAGCCAGTGTACGTTACCTGATATCTACTTTTGAGAGTCGAAAAACAACAAATAAAATGATTGCAATATATTTGCAAAATATTCGTAAATCGCTTGAAAATGAGCTCTGATTTACGCAGTTTCTATTATATACTTTTGTGATGCGGTTGATATTGACCGTAATAAAAAAGTATAAATCTCTATGGAAAGAACGTATGTTTTTAACCAAGACGGTGGAGCGGCTTCAGGCAACGGTCTGCTTGCTTCTATTCTTCCGTCTTTGCAAAACAGAGGAATTGATACCGGATACTTGATGGGGCTGCTTGGAGGCGGCAATGGTAACGGTGGTTTCTTTGGTAACAATGGTGGTTTTCAAGACATCATTGCGCTTATTGTGATTGCGGCTATTTTTGGAAATGGCAATTTCGGCTTTGGCGGAAATAACAATCAAGGAGCGAACGAAGGAAGAGAGATGATCATGCAGACACTTAACCGAAACGGTGTCGATATTGCATCACTGGCACAAGCCGTGAACACTTCTTCCGATCAAATCCTTGCCGGTATTAACTCTGTATCCCAGGCAATCTGTGGTCTTGGCAACCAAATGGGACAGAATACCAACAGTATCCTTACCGCAATTATGCAGGGTAACAACGCTCTGACATCTCAAATCTGTAGCTGTTGCTGCGATATGAAACAGCTTGTAACCACACAAGGATATGAGAGTCAGCTTGCAATGTGCAACCAGACCAATACATTGGTTAATACTGCAAACCAAAACGCATTGTCATTACGTGACGGTGCTACTGCCAACACGAATGCTATCCTTGCCAAACTTGATGCAATTCAGAATCAGGCATTACAGGATAAGATTGCATCTCTTACTGCGGAAAAGGCAACTCTTACGGCTGAAATCTCCCAACGTAATCAGAATGCTACAATCCTGAATGCGGTAGGTCAACAGATTGCTCCCCTTGCAGCAGGATTGCAAGCATTGCAAAGCGATGTTGATGGAATCAAATGCAAGTTACCTAACACAGTTCCAGTTCAATACCCTAACATTGTTGGTGTAAACATGGATACTTACCGTGCGGCTGCTTTCGGTGCTTATGTTGGTGACTCAGCATACGGACGTAGCGGATGCGGTTGTAATAACTACTGGGGTTGATTCTGGTAAGAAAGGAGGTAATTATGTGGCCTAACTTTTTTACAGGATTTCCGTTCTCGTTTCCGTCAATAGGAAGAGCGAATTTCAATACTCTTCCTACGGTGGCTGTAACTGTCGGTACTGAAAATGTGACTTTGGAGCTTCCTAACCATGCGTTCCGCAACAGGGACTATGTCGGAGGGTTCTATGTCAATCTTCGTCAGGCGATCCCTGCTGGTACGACTGCAACACTCCCGATACTGATAGGGACTAACGGGGACACAAGACCGTTGATGGCTTATAACAATGAGCCTGTAACTGTTGCAAACTTGGCTGGAACCGGCATCTATGAGATTCATTACAACAAGTACACCAACGAATTGTATCTTGTTAATGGCGGATACAGACCGACAACGGTTCCGGCTCCTACAGTAGAAACCGCTTCTTTACGGAGCAAGTAATAATTAACATGGAGTTTTGTGGTATTTTCCAAAATGGAAATAGCCACACTCCTTTAAAATTAAACAATCATGTTTCAGAACTTACGAGTAAACAGTACGTTATATCTTCTTCACAGAGGTGCAAATCCAAGTTTGGAATGTGGGCAGGTCGTTAATGTAAGCCCTATAAAAACTATATATAAGACTGTTCCCAACATGCCTTATCCACAGCCTGTCCAGGTTATTGATTTTGTCGTGAATATAAACGGACAGAATGTCAATTTGCAAGAGATACCGGCTAATGCCAATATTGCTGATGATGTTAAAACAGGAATGCTGATTACAGGGTCAAGAGACGAGATGAATACCGAGGTCCTTACTATGAAACAGAAGAGTGAGGATGTTCTAAAAAGCGTGGAATATCATCAGAACTTTCTTGGGGTATGTGACCAGATGCTTGCCATGCTTAACCCTGAATTTGCAGCCAAGCAACAGCAGGAGCAGGAAATATCCGCATTGAAAGGGCAAATGTCCAATATGGATAAGAACATGCAGGAGATGAGCAGAAATATGGCTGACCTCATTGTACAGAATCAGAAGTTAATGGAACAGCTCGGAGTAATTGAAACATCCAAAACAAAGAAATAATTATGGGAATGTGGACGATAAGAGAAGAACACGATGGATATGATCGTGATTTCGGAATGAGAGGAAGAAACGAGGTTGAAGAAGCCTATCGTGAAGGTTGCCGTCATGGTTATGAAAAGGCCATGAGTGAAATGCGTGGCGGTGGAATGGGATTCCGTGAGAATGGACGTTACGATAGTGACGGTATGAACGAACGTCGTATGCCAGGCTATTTCCCGGAATCCCCTATATACGGAGATATGGGAGAGCGCAGACGCAGACGCTCAAACGGTGAGTTCTATTAATCGTATGAGGGGAGAAATCCCCTCTTATCCTAAAAAGCAATTAATTATGGGACAAAGACTAGATACGTATGACAAGATGCCTCCGGCAATGAAAAATTATCTGTCGTTATACGGTTGGCACTTCTCTAAGAAGATGTGTGAATGGGCTGTTTCTAAAATGGAAGTTGAGAACAAGGCTACCAAGCAGAAGGAAAAACTCGTTTCGATCAAAAAGGAGGAAGTAGAAGAGCTTCTGAAAAAGTACGGAATTAAACTGGAGAAAGATGCTGGGTATGATTGCGTATATGTAGCTAATATGGCGAAAGCTGATTATTATAAGAGTTCCATTATAGATGAATCCCATTTGGCATTATTCTTGAAGGATTACATAGATGATCCTGACGGGTATGACGGTCTTCCTTTTACCCGTTTCTATGCGGATTGTATCGGAAGTGGCACACCTATAATGTGGGATGATATGCTCTGATTATGATAGTTCAAGATTTCTACATACCGAAATATGATTGGATAGTTAAGGTGTACTATGCCGTAACGACTTACTGGACCAGTGATATTCTATGCGCACTTCACCGTATCGGTTGTAGAGGAGAGGATTTCAAACAGGCATACAGAAACCTCTCTTCCGGGGTTCTCAATACCGGTCTTACTTATTCGAACTTTGAGGACCGTGAGACTGTGATGGTAATTGCTCTCACTTCTTCCCCGGGAGAGTTTCAAAACTCATGGGACCACGAAAAAGGGCACTTGTGCCGGCATATCTCACAGGTATTCAATATTGATCCTTACGGGGAGGAAGCCCAATATCTTTCCGGTGAGGTAGGTCAGAAGATGTTTCCAATAGCGAAGAACTTCTTGTGTGAACATTGCAGGAAGAACTTATGCCGAAGATATTAAGGGGCATTTTGTCAGAAATACAGGCGAAAATGAGAGAAAAAGACTACATAGATGATTTGATTTCACAAGCAGACGACCGATACCACTCGGATTTCTGCCGGCTTCTGCTAGTAATGCTATGGAACGCCTAGAAAAGTGGCTATACTGGCTGATTCCTCTTGCGATTATTGCAAGAGTTGTATCTTTGTGCTTGTCCCTGGCTATGTAGTCGGGGATTTTTTATACCTTTGCCGAAAACAAAGTTATTATGGCGGAGGAAAATAAATACAACCACGACTCGGTGAATGAGTTACTGACATGGGCTAAGGATGTTCTTGACAGCAAGAAATATCCTTCCGGAGAGTTCCAATTGGATAAATGTGCGAAGATTCTCGACTGCGGGAAGTTTCTGGATTCAATGATTTCGGTTATCTCTAGGAACTGGGAGAATCCTACTTTTCATCCTAGTATAGATCAGTTGAGATTGTTTAAGGAGAAGATAGGAAAAGCAGCCGAATGAGCTGCCTTTTTTGATTATATCCGACTTTGTTTCTATTCTATAAAATATTTCTTATATTTACCTGAATAAAAAGAGGAAAGTTTCTAATTTGGATAAAGTTGCTCTATTGTTGCTCTTTTTGTTGTAATGTGTTGTTGTAAGTATTTGTTGTACATATTATTATATTGTTTTATTGGTTAGCTTCCCAAGCTAAGGGTCACGAGTTCGAGTCTCGCTTACCGCTC